AAGGTCTTTTTGGGGTAATGATATGGTTTTGGGGCGAAATTTAAAATTTGGGGCGGTTCTGTGAGATTGTGAGGGGGTTTTGGCCGTTTTGGAGGAGAGAGGAGAAGTTTCAGGGAATTGTATACATAAAAAGTATTTAGAAAATTTTAACAAATAAATTTGGGTTGTATGTAAATAAAATCTAATTTAGTGCTATCAAATAACCATAAAACTATCAAACCATGAAAGAAAAATTAGAAGACTTCGTTTATGATGTATTAGACTTCCTTATTAACAATAAGTGGGCTTTTGCAGTATTCTTTTTTATTATTTGTTCTTTAATTAGTTTTTTCTTCCTGTACCCTATTAACGCTTCTTTAGCTTATGGGTTTATGGGTGGAGCAACTGTAACTACTATTTATAGATTTTCAAAACCAAATAACCATGAATAAGCAAACCAAAACAAACATTGAATCAGCCATTATAGTATTATTGTGCTTTATAGCTACAGCATTACTTCAAGATGAAATATTTAGATAAAACCTATGAAAGAAATAGTAAAAGACTACCTATGGACATTTGACTTCCATGGTATTGATAATGAAAAGCTATATAAAACCTGTATTGATGTAGAAGAAGCTTTAAAGAAGTTTTATCCACCAATTAAGGAAAATAATAAGTACAATAGTTTTACGAGTTATTATCATCAGCAATACAACTTATTTAATTTCCCATGTCCTAATTTGGCTAAATTATATAAGAATATGATTAACCAATTCCCACAAGTAATTGATACAGGGAAAGAGTACTATGTACGCTGTTGGGTTAACCTTTTTGAAAAGGGCAGGAATATTGATTGGCACAGCCATTGGAACCCTAGATATAAAACATATCATGGTTTTTATTGTGTTAATACCGAAGGAGAGCACCCATCCCATACAGACTATAAAATTCCAAATGTATCTGATATAATAACCATACCTAGCCATGACGGATTATGTGTAATAGGCAAATCTGAAGGAGATGGACATAGGAGCTCAGAATGGCTTAATGACGGAAAGTTTAGAGTAACCATTGCTTTTGACTTAATCCCTGTTGAAGTATTAAAATCTGATGAAAAGTTTCTGTATTTAGAAGTAAACCCCACTTTAATTCACAATTTTATTCCAATGCCTTTAATTTAAAAAATATGAAAACATACATTTGGGCTGACACAGCTTATGTAGCACAAGACTTTTTTGTAGTTTCAGCAGACAACATAATCGTAGCTAGATTAAAATTAGCTAGAGAAATAGAAGACCTTGAAAAGGCTATTATGGAACAAGCAGCAAGAGAAGACCAAGCTAGTTACAGGTCTTTAATGAGAACTAAATTTAAAGGTTGGATTATGTATATTAATCAGCAGGACCCTGTAATATTAGAAGATGGAAATGCAGGGATTTTTAATCACGCAAACTAATTTTATGAAAAAACTTATTTTACTTTTAGCTATTGTAATATCATTATCAGGTTGTGTAGTCGTAGACCCGTTGTTATCTTACGGAGTTGGTTATAATCGTGCTTATTACTATAGCAGACCTTATCAGTATAGACCGATATATCCACACAGATACGAAAGTTATAAACATTTAAGAAATCCTCGTTCACATTATAGATTTAGAAATTAACTTTGGATATGAGGTCAATATTACAGCTATTAAAATTCTTATTTTTCTCTCTTCCACTAGGAATTTTAGTATATGTTTTAGCCATCACACTTCAGGGCTTAATTGATATTTATAAAACCATAAAAAAAATGAACCATGGACATCGGAAGTAAAGTATTTGGAAAAGAAGACAAACAAGGTAATGCACTTATCGTTAGAGGATTCTACGATGAAAACAAGGAATGGACTTGGGCCACAATACACCTTAAACTAGCTAACCTCAGAAAACCCCGTTTATTAGGCTATGTAGATGTTCAATCAGCCACATTTAACTGCGTTAGGTATTGCGACAAGCACTACCACAGGAAAGCGGGAGGATTTGGCTTTAATTGGGAAATACTTAGCAGCAACCTTATCCATATAAAGACCATAGCTTTAAGAGTTGATGATGACAAACTTTATGTTTTCCCAAAAAAGCTTATAGAAGAGAAAGGCACCTTTTTAAACTTTAAGCAACAGGGATTTGAATTACAAAAGTTTTTAGATTTTAACTTAATTAGACCATACGAAAAACCACGAAACGACAATGATACCAAGTTCAGTTATGCAGAAGTTACGAAAGCATAAATACCTACAAAACGAATTTATTTACAGCCTACAAATACATGATTGCAAATATCAATATGAGGTATTTGAAAAGGTCTTTACAACCATAGCCGAAAAGCATAAAATGGATTGGAGGGATATTTATAGAGCAGGGATAAAAAGTGGAGACAAGTACCTATTACTTTGTGTATCAAGCATTTTGATAGATAAATTATTAAGAATTGAGTTCCATTTAACTGTAACTACTAGAGAAAAACTATTAGGTGTTAGACTCAATGAAATTGTCAGAGATTATTATAAATTTATTTAGTATTTTCGTTGTCCCCCTTCCAAATTTAAACCACTATGGCTCCTAACAAAAAAAAGAAAGTAAATGTGTCCCAACTGAAGGGAATAAAGCTTTACAACTTTTTAGTGAGAGAATTAGGAGAGGCAAACAATAAGCTACCTAATCAGCAAAAGATTGGTGCTACAAAGAGAAGGAAGATTGTCAGCGATATTATTTACCCAAAGTTTAAAGCAAAAGATAAGCTTTCTTTAAGAGAGATTAGGACAGATATTAGAAGAGTAGTTAAGACCCTTCCCCCAAAAGAAATTTGTAATCCTTTATATCTATCTGAAGCTTATCTAGCTTTTGTTGAATACTATGAGATTGATAACCATATCAGGACTGTACTTCCTGACTGCCTTGATGTTAGAGTTAATGCAGGGGCTTTAGGCAAAACAAAAGTATTTAATACTAGAAACTATAGCTACTATGGAGATGGTGTAAGAAAGATAACTGAGAACATCAGAGAAGAGTTAGCACAGAACCAATCAGGTATGGCTTACTTTAGTGGGGTTGTTAAGCTGAAACATAATAAAAAGAACAATGGTAATCCTGATAACTACTTTGTAGAATATATCCTTTACATAAATGATGTCCCTGAAGCTAATGATGAATCAGTAAACTTTGATTTGCCATCTACAGAACAAAAGAAAGTAGACCAAATTAATGATTACTTAGCGGGTAAGTTTAAAGAGTTGCAGAAGGAAAAAAGAAAGAGAAAAAGAATAGCAAAAAAGACAGCTCCAAAGAAACCTGCAGAGCAAAAGAAAGAATTGAACGCAGCAGTTAGAAACGCAATTAAGTCTTTACAAGAATTAGTAAAGCAAAAAGTTATTACTAAAGCACAATTTGAAAAACAAAAAAAGAGTATATTAGCATTTAAGAATAAAAAATAACCATAAAAAAACCATAAAATATGTCTTTACAAAATGGATTTACCATACTGAGACACGACCAACAAAAGATAATACTAGATAAGCTTAAAGGAAAGAAAGGAATAGCTTACTACCGCAAAGGGTCATTCTCCGATGAATTAATTTGGCAAAATAGAAAGTTTTTATTTCCTTCTCCTAAAAAGAAGGTTACTACAGGAGTATGGATATTCCGTAGCGTTCAAAACGATGTGAAAGATTATATAGAGAACCGTAGAATCAGAGAAAAAGAAAAACTCCCCGTAAATTATTGGAACGCAAAGAATCGCAGTTTTAGAGGCAAAATAACGGCTACAGATGTAGACCATGCTTATTGGCGTATTGCATACTTAGAGGGCATAATTAAGCCTAAAACCTATCAAAAAGGATTATTACTAAAGGACAAAGCACTTAGATTGGCCTCTCTTGCCAATTTAGCCTCCCATAAAGAGTATATAGTCATAAAGGATGGGGAAATGACCAATAAAACAATTGAGCTGAAATTTGACCCTATTCTGCAAAAAGTATACAATAATATTCGTTATGCTTGTTACGAGCACATGATGATTATGGCTAAAATGCTTGGAGAAGATTTTATATGCTACAAGACTGATTGTATTTATTATAGAGATACACCTGCCAACAGGGAAATTATACAGACTTATTTAGATACTGTTAGCCTTGAATGGAAGCAGCTTGTAGAACCTGAAAAACCAAAATTAAACGAAGAAGAAAAGGATATAAATTAAAAGAGAGCAGAATGGCTCAAACCTAGACTGCTCTCAGTAACGAAGTTTCACGAATTTGGACTAGAAGTAAGTGAATCGTAAACCAAAGATAATATGAAAAATCATTTAAAAGAAAATATTTTCCACTCTTTTTTAACAATTTTAGAGGTGGAATACCCTGAGCTGACAGAGGCTAAAAGACGAAGATTGGCTGAAAAACTAGGGGATAAGGCATATAATATCTATGCAGAAAACACCCTTGGGCTTAAACAGCAACTTACAGAAATGACTTCTAGCCATGAATCTCACAGGGGTCAGTTTAAGAAGCATATTGATATGTTACAGAAGGAGACGGGTAGAGTTTTAACTAATTTCAAATCAAATGGTTTTGTAACCAAGAAATTTGATGAAAATAGAAAAATAACTGTTTTAAAGGGTAAAACAACTATGGTAGATGATATGGTTGATTTTTTGAACATTGTGAATGATTCAGTAATTTTATTCTATAAGGAGGTTTACAAAATAGAAGAAACCACCAACGAAACACCACAAATAACCCTATTTTAAAAAACAAACATGGAATTTTATTTAAACCAAAAGAGCCTCCCGATGATAAGAAAGTGTTCTAGCTGCAGGTTCTACCATCAAGATTATAAAAGCTGCTCCCTGATGAGGGTTACTAATGCTTTTGACTATAAAAAGAACATTTTTTTGACCACAGGAGATAATTTATATTGTGAAAGGCACAAATTTAAGAATGAGGAGATATTGAGAGAAGAAGCGATTGTTGTAGAGTATGATTCAATTGAAGATGCGATGAAAGTTATTGACAAGGCTAAAAACTTAAAAGAAATTAAAAGGGATTACTTTTCAAATGATTAAAATGACAGACCCAATAACAGTAACTTTATTATTTCTTTTAATGTGCGTAGCTGTACCATTAATGATTATTGTGTTATATTTAATGGGTGGTATTTGTTTCGTATTCTCAAGAATTATTAGAACCATAAAAAAAAACCATAAAAAATGCAACAAAACCTAGACTTCCAAAAGTTTGAGAAGGAATCAGCAAATGATACCTTTGAAGAAAACAAACCTGCTAAAAAACCAAAGCCAAACCTTTCTCAAAGCTTATTAAAAGCTTATGTGGATTACTACGATGAAAATGTAAAAGGTTGCGGATTACAAATTCGTAAACAATATTTTGAAAAGCTCCCAACACCATCTAGTGAAGCTGCTAAACTTGGAATTTATTTTGAGTATAAAGCTACTGACTATGTGAGAGAAGGAGACCCAATACCTCAGCCAAAAATGGTATATGCAGGTACTGCAAAAGAAAAGTTTGCTGTAGATTATGAAAGAGCTGCAGATTCGGCATTACTATTTAAAGACATAGTTAAAAAGCACAATATTGAAATATTAAAGGTTGGAGAGTACATGACCCACGATGGATGTAGTGGAATATCTGATATTAGGGCTAAATGGAAAGGAGAGGAATGTATTATTGATTTGAAATATAGTGCTTTAATTGAAGATAAATGGAATGAATATGGTTGGCATACTGAAAGCTTAGTATATAAGTCTAAGCAGTTATTGCAGCCTATCCATTATAAATATTTGATTAAGAAAACTAAGGGTATTGAGGATATACCTTTTTACTATTTTATATTCTCTTCTAAAGACCCTAAAAAGGCAAAGATTATTAAAACTAATATTCAGCCTGAACATATACAATTGCATGAAGATGTATTTGTTCCAAAGATGAAAAGCTATATTGATTTTCATTATAATAACCCTGAAAAATTAGAAGCAAGACCAAATTATATCAGATGCTTAGAATGTCCATTTTATGATACTTGCGACAAAAAAGCAGATGTACCTTTAATAGAACAAATTGATTATTAAATTGATTATTAATATGTATGATTTATTAAAAATGGGAGCAGCTATATTTTGCTTAGTAATAGCATTTCTTATTGGGTTGCTCATAGTTAAATCTGAAGAAAAAAATGAAAAAGATTAGTAAAAAAGAGGGTCAATACGCAGAAGTATATTTTGAGTTTGATGTAGTGTATGAAGAGGAAAACAATACAGAAGAAGGTCATGGGTTTCATACTTTCTATGATTGTGAAGAAGTTAGTAGAACATTCAAATCTGCTACTCTGTTATTAGAAAGCGGAGAGAAAATTGATATAACTCAAAAGTTAACTAGAGAACAAATAAAAATGATTGTAGACTCTTATGTTTAAATACAAATGTTACTTATGCGGACAAACAATACATTTGCCTATTAATAAAGGATGGGTAAGATATTGGTGCGAAGTAAAACAGAGATACACAAAAATTTATAGAACAAAATAACCATAAAATGATAGTACAAACAATCCACGAAATCCTTAATCCTTTTGATGTAGAAACGCCATTGGGATATGGAGTAGCAATCTTTATGATTGCAGGGTCCATTCACTCTAATCCTCAATTTATAATAAGATTATATGATACAGGGGATATTAGAACAATAGACCAAAATGATGTCAAAATATATGGTAATCCAACTACAGGAGAACCATTAATACCGAACAATCAACAATTTATAAAAGGTTTAAAGAATCACTTTGGACCTAAAAAAACTAATTTATCAAAATCAAAACCATAAAAATGAAACCAAAACTTGAGCAAACAGACATTTTTTCTAGCGAAAACATTGAAGAAACTGTTGCACCACAGCCACAGGCTGAATCTGTAGAATCAACAACACCTGTTACAAAAGAAGAAATGGAACTCAGAGCAAAGAACAGAGCAAGAAAAGATGAAGAAGTTCCTGTAATGCCTGAACCAAAAAAAGAAGTAGCACCTCCACCACCTCCTGCTAAACCTTTAACAGCTATTCAACTATTTAACAATAGTCTTGAAGCTTACAAAAAACAGGTTTTACCTAATTTGTTATCTAAGCATAACATAGAACCTGCTCAATTCGTACAAATAGTCGTTTCTGAGCTTAAAAAGAACCCAAAGCTGCTAGATGCTTTCAAAGAAAATCCTAGCTCCTTATTTGCCTCTATTTTGGCAGGAGCAGAGATTGGTTTGATTCCTAGCGATATGTTAGGGGAGTTTTATTTAATTCCTAGAAGAATTGATGGTAAGCAGACCGTAACCCCATTAATCGGTTATAAAGGACTTGTAAGCATCCTTTTAAGGTCAGGGGAGATTACTAAGATACATACAGAGTGTGTATACGAAGGAGACCATTTTGAGGCTATTTACGGCCTTGAACAGAACATTATACATAAACCTAACTTTGATGCAGAAAGGTCTGCTAACACGCTTAAATTCGTTTATGCGGTGGCTAAATTAAAGAATGGGGATTATCAGTTCCAAGTATTGTCAAAAGGCGAAATTTTAAAGATTAAAGCCCTCTCTCGCTATGATAATGACTTATACTTCAATGACAAAAAAGACCCCCAAATGTGGATGGTTAGAAAAACTGCATTGATTCAATTATCTAAAATGTTACCTAAAGACTTTTATGGTAAAAAAGCTGTAGAGATGGATGGCCAACTTGAGGGTGGTGCCATTCTAAGCTTAGATGAAGACAATAACATTAAGATTATTGACGGAAAGAAAGTAGGAGCTTTAAAACAAGCTTCTGTAATTAATACACTAAATTCTCTACCTGAAATACCTGAGTAGGGATATACTTGCTTACTAACTCCAAGGGGAAATCTTCAACATGTTGTCTTAAATAATGATAATATGGTTTGTAGGTTTCCCTTAATTTTTCTTCAGAAAGTTTCTCTAAAGGTCTTTTAGCGTAATCTTTTGATGCCTCTTTATGGTTTTCAAAATTATTTGGACTACCAATAGAGCCACTTTGTTTATGACCTGCAATTTCATGTGGGTCAGACCAATTAAAACAATAAGAAGGTACATAATACTTATTATGCTCATCCAAATGTTTTTCATCCCTAAGTTTAGTATACCAACTTAATCCTTCATATCCTGTAATATCACTTCTAAACCCTATTTCTCTTATTCTTTCCATCTTTACAATCACAGAGGCCTCAAGAGTATTCATACACATTTCAATTCTATTAGGAGTAGCAAAAAAGCTCTTTTCAGGTTTCCAAGCATCTTTTCCATTAGCTTCAATACCATCTACAGCTTGTTGCATGTGCCATGGTAAGTATATGTCATCATCATCGGCCAACATGAAATAATCCCCTGTAGCGTGTGTTACTGCATCTCTACATATCTGTCCTCTATTTTCATAGGGAGTACCTGTTTCATAGTTAATGCCATTATTTACAATGATTATTGAGCTATCATCAAATCCCAAAGTATAAGGATATTCTTCATCTGTATTAAAAATGATTAATTCCTTGTTAGGATATGTTTGAGCATGATATTGAGCTACTATTCTTTCAACACATGTAAATCTTCGGTATGATGTACATACAAAACTTAATTTTTTCATATTATCCATTTTTTATAGGCTTCTTTATATTGTTCGGTTCTTTTAATTTTACCATGCCACAAATCACTTACAAAATCCTCATCCTGTAATACCAATAAGTCTTTTGACATAACATATTTTTTATTGTTTCTGTCATAAAACAAATATAAAGTGTCAATAACACCTGATGTAAATGGTATACTTAAAATTTTATCGTAAAAACATTCATTAATTGCATAAGCATGTGTACCGTATAGGCCTGTAGTGCATTTAGCAAGATTATTGGTAATAGAATAACACTCTGAATTAGGCTCTCCACCCATATAAAAAATATCCCATTCTATATTCTTTAATTCTTTAATACATTCTTTCATTTTTTGAATGAAATTAGGCTCAAAAACACAATCATCCTCAAATATTAAGCAGTTCTTCCATCCTCTTCTTTTAGCCTCTTTAATCATCTCAAAATGAGAATAGGTGCACGATATTTTAATATGCCAATCCTTATTTTTTAATGGATTAGGCACATCTCCTTCACTTAATTTAGTAGCAGAAAATCTTTCGGCTTGTATTCCAATTTCAGCACTTCTTTTTTCAAAAGCTTCTTTTCTTTCTATACGATTATCTAAATTCAAATAGAAAGCTCCATCAAAGTAATCTAATATCATGGTTATTTGGGTATTGCAACATAATCAACTAAATGTTCAGCATCTAATACTTTTGTGTAAGTATAACCTAATGCTTGTAATCTGCTAAATATGTCATTTTCTGTCCATCCATAAATACTTAATTGAGGTGCTTCCACTTCTATAAATATTACAGGTTTATTTTTTAAAATTGTTTCTTTTGCCCCATCCAATACTTTTGGCTCATATCCTTGCACATCAATCTTTAAAACGCTTACATTATCTAATTCAAAAGAATCTAATGTATTTACATCTACCATATTGTAAGCTAAATGGGTACAAGCATCTAAATGTGCATTTCCAATATTAATTGGTTCATCAGAATAATATTGCAAGTTTTCCATTTTAAGAGTATTCTTCTCATCACTCAATGCAACATTATTAGCATATATGTTACCCCTACCATTTAAAATAACATTACCGCATAATTGATAATACACCAATCTTTGCGGCTCAAAAGAATACACCTTTCCTTCATCCCCTACTAAATCTGCAAATTCTAAAGTATGAAAACCAAAATTGGCACCCACATCAATGATTGTAGTGCCTTGTACTTTTAACTTTTCTCTTATATAATCAAATATGTAGTGCTCATAAACACCCCCTCTACGAGTCATGTCAGTAACTCCACAATCATTTTTAAAAAGTATATACTTCTTTCTTGTTTCTACATATTCAGTAGGAAGTCTCATAATTAATAGTTTATGAAATAACCGTAATGGTCATCTCCGATTAAGTATTTCATACAAGGGTATCTTTCTAAAAACAATTCTTTTGTTAAATCAGGCTGTTTATGTATCTCATATACATTACCAAATTCAGCACCTTGTTCATAATTATAAGGTACAGCTATCATCATAAATTTATCTGCTCTGTGAATTTTATCAATCAAGTTTTTTGCTTCATAAAAAGCCAAATGCTCTATTATATCTCCCATAATAAATAAGTCATACGGCTCAATATTAAAGTCTAATATGTTTGCTATATATAAGTTATTGTACTTTGAACGCAAATCAAAATCGTGAACATATTGTTCAAAAATTTCAATTCCATCCATGTTTGGGAAATTATGTTTTAATAGGTTTGAATATGTGCCACATCCCGCCCCAACATCTAAAATTTGAATATCGGGTTGAAATGTGTTCACAATATTTTGTTTTACCTCATCTTTAAAGAGGTTATATGAGTATGGCATAAAATAATTTTAAATTGTCCATTTACCCATAGGACAAGCTTCCTGTCCTTTTGGGGTAAATACTTTTGCTTTAGTTGCACATCCACACTTTGAGCAATGGTCTATAGGAACATTTCTCCATGCTTCACATGTCATGCAAATTTGTAATCTTCTTTTGGCTACTTCTTTTTGCTCTTCAGTTGGATTCATCATAGTTGAGTATGCTACAACTATTTCATTTATTTTATCAAATAGTCCCATATAAACATGAATTTTTACCGATTGATTTAATAATTTCAAAATACTTATATGAAGCTTTTGTAAGGTCATAATCTAATCCTTCATCTTCATAAGGTAATTGATTAATATACTTTCCTTTATAAAATAATCTTTCACTAACATTTCCTGTTACACCTGCATTATGATATATTATCTTTTCATCCCATGTTGTAGCTAAATCAGTAGCCCAACAAAAATCCATTTCTTTAATAACATTAGTGTTATACCCTCTTAACCATGCGTTCCATAAAACAGCCCACATGTCAGCACACCAAATCTGTAATTCATGATGTGTTGGGTCAGCTTGTTTCTTTTTATTATTTAGTTCGGTAATTTGTTTAAACAGCTTTTCTGCATCTTTTTCTACTTTATGGAAGAAATTAAAGTCTACATTCTTCATAATATATTGAGCACCACCTGATTGCCCTTGTCTTAGTCTAACTTCATCTTTGTAAATACCAACAATATCACACATTTTTTTAAGAACATCTTCTCCTTTAGAAAGGATATAATCATGCCCTATATATGATATTGTATCTGATACATACCAATTATTATCTTCTTGTTGATAATTGTGTAAGAATAAAGGGAAACGAGAAAATACCACATCGCAATCGTGGTAAAATATAGTTTCAGCACCAAGTGCAGGAAAAGCTGCAAAGTGCTGTTTTAATACATTGGGTCTAATTGAGCTAATATAGCTGATAGGATATTCCCTAGTGTCCTCGTAATAATGAAATTCAGCCACATCTGAGTAAGCATCTTCTACTTTCTTGATAATGGCTCTTTTTTCTTCCCAATCGGATTCGTTCTTATTAAACGCCCAAAGGGTCTGAACATTAAATTCTTCGTGTATTCTGAGGTTTTTGAAATTGGTTAACATCACTTCCACTTGCCAAGCATAGTATTGTATGCAAGGCTGAACACACATTAGTGTTAGGGTCTTATGTTTGTACATTTTATGGTTTTTTTTAGATTATAAAATTAAGGCATTTATGTTAAATTATGAACATATACTATTAAATTTTAAGTACAAGGTACCCCATTGCTAGTTACTGAACCATATCCAAATTGCATTTGAGGAGGAAATGCTGAATCTAATACACAAATATCAAATTGGGTGTTATCGGCAATAAATTGAGATTGAGTACTACCATCACAAGCTGTAAAGTCAACATAATCTCCTAATCCAAATCCATTAAAATTAGCTACAGTCCAAGATGTACAAGCTGCAGGTGTAGCGGTTGTAGTTGTAGAAGTTGTACTTGTAGTAGTTGTAGTTGGGAATGTTCCATAACAAGATGCACAATTATTATAAGTACTTTCAGCATCTACTCCTGATGCTCCTTGTAACGCTTGAATTTCCCAACAATATCCTTGATACCTAACCGAAAGACCTACAAAATATGTACCTGTTGTTCTAAAGTATTGTTCAAATGATGGGTTATCACATCTTTGTGCTACATAATATGAGTAAACAGGTGGTGCAGTTGTTGTAGTCGTGCTAGGACAAGCTTGAAGGTTTGAGCTTACGCCATTGTCATCTATATTTAATACTTGGCCACCATTTTCATAGAAGAAACCTCCTCCTAAGAATGGCTGTATTGGTTGTAATGGAGCAAGTGCCGTACCTGCATAAAATACTATACCTGCACCCCATGCGTTACCGTATGTCCACACATATTGTGCATTAGGATTAGAACAAGCTGCAAAAGCACTTACAGCCGCATTATTTGTAAACCAAACATTAGTTGGTGCAAGAGTCGTTGTAGTCGTTGTAGAACTTGTTGTAGAAGAACTTGTTGTCGTTGTCGTTGTTGTAGTTGTAGCATTACAAGAAACAGTTGCTAAACCTGAATATCCTAAACTACCATTATTATCTAAAACAGCTACATAATAAGGGCCATTCGCTAAAGAAGTCCAAGCATAACTTGATGAACCTGCAACTGTAACTCTTTGAGGACAAGAAGGATTATTCACACACGCTATTGCATTAGCTTCTGAAGTTCCAAGGGCTGCCCATGTATAAGAACCTGTACCTCCACTAAAGTTTGCAGTAACTCTTCCTTGACCATTAAATCCTGACCCATCACATGAAGGCGTTGCTGTAACAATAATAGCAGGTAATGTGGTAGTTGTAGTAGTTGTACTTACACCTACACAACTTGTAACTGTATTAATAATACCTGTATTACCAACTAACACAGACCATTTAGTGCTGCCGCCAAATTGCATTAAGTAAAGGCCTATTCCTGCAGAAGGTGTCCATTCAGTTCCTGAACCTGTTGTTGAAGATGTATATAATTGAGCTCCAACAGTAGGAGTATTTCCAAATTCAGCTTTTTGATATACCGTTCCTGTAACTGTACCTGATGCACAAGCTAGGTAGTCAGTTGCATATTTCGTTGTAATAGAAACTCCAAATTGTACACCCGCTAATGTAGTAGTAGTAGTTGTAGAACTTGTTGTAGTTGTAGTTGTAGTTGCGTTACAAGAAACAGTTGCTAAACCTGAATAGCCTAAACTACCATTACTATCTAAAACAGCTACATAATAAGGTCCATTCGGTAAAGAAGTGAAAGCATAACTTGATGAACCTGCAACTGTAACTCTTTCAGGACAAGAAGGATTATTCACACACGCTATTGCATTAGCCTCTGAACTTGCAATAGCTGCAAAAGTATAAGAACTTGTACCTCCACTAAAGTTTGCAGTAACTCTACCTTGACCACTTAATCCTGACCCATCACATGAAGGTGTTGCTGTAACCGTAATAGCAGGTAATGTCGTAGTTGTAGTTGTAGTACTTACACCTGCACAACTTGTAACTGTATTGATAACACCCGTAGTACCAACTAACACAGACCATTTAGTGCTGCCACCAAATTGCATTAAGTAAAGACCTATTCCTGCAGAAGGTGTCCACTCAGTTCCTGAACCTGTTGTAGAAGATGTATATAGTTGAGCTCCAACTGTAGGAGTATTTCCAAATTCAGCTTTTTGATATATCACTCCTGTAACTGTACCTGAACATGCTAAGAAATCAGTTGCATATTTTGTATTTATAGAAACTCCAAATTGTACACCCGCTAATGTTGTAGTAGTTGTAGTTGTACTTGTTGTAGCATTACAAGAAACTGCTGTTTGAGCAGATATTCCAAAATTACCTAAGCTATCTTCAATAACTACATAATAATTATCATTTGTTAATGAATTAAATGTTACGCTAGAACCTGTAATGGTTACTCTAGTAGCAGGATTTAAAGCATTAGAAATAGCGTTAGCTTCAGATGTGCCAATACCCGCATATTGATATGTTCCACTACCACCTGCAAAGTTATCTGCCACAATTCTACCATTTCCATTCAATCCACCCCCTGTACAAGAAGGTGTAGTAGACAATGTAACAGGAGCTAATGTGGTAGATGTTGTAGTGCTTGTAGTAGGATTTGAGCCATTACAAGATGTACAATCAATATATGCACTTTCAGCATCTACTCCTGATGCTCCTTGTACTGCTTGAACTTCCCAACAATATCCATTATATCTAAGAGAAGTACCTACACTATATGAACCTGTTGTTCTAAAATATTGTTCTAAGAATGGGTTATCACATCTTTGTGCTACATAATATGTATAAGTAGGTTGAGTTGTACTTGTTGTAGTAGTAGTGGTACTTAAAGGACATACTCCACATCCACCACTATATACTGTTGCAGTCGTACTTGGAGCTCCTGCAATATTTACATTTAATGTGTCTCCGTTGTAAGCCAATACATAATTTCCATTAGGCAATGTTATAAAACCCGCTGAATTAAACACAGTAGAAGTACAGAAACTAGTAGAGTTTCCTGTTACATTTTGACTACCCGTAGGATTTAAACAAGCATCAACTTGACTAATAGCATAAGTTACAGTTTGTGCAAATAATGTAGTTGTAGTAGTTGTTGTACTTGTTGTAGTAGGATTTGCGGCATTACAAGCTGTACAATCAATGTATGCACTATCAGCATCTACTCCTGATGCTCCTTGTACTGCTTGAACTTCCCAACAATATCCATTATATCTAAGTGAAGTCCCTACACTATATGTACTTACTGTTCTAAAATATTGTTCAAGTATTGGGTTATCACATCTTGTTGCAACATAGTATGTATAAGTACCAATAACCGAAGTTGTAGTACTTGTAGTACTAGTTGTTATAGGTTGAGTTGTACTTGTAGTCGTAGTACTAGTAGTAGGGGCTATTGTTGTTGTGGTCGTTGTAGTACTAGTAGGAGCTATTGTTGTTGTAGTCGTTGTTGTAGTAGTAGTTGCATTACAAGAAACAGTTATTTGAGCAGAAAAATGTAAACCACCAACGCTATCTTCAACTGCTGTGTAATAAATACCATTTGCAAGTCCTGTAAATTGAACCGTAGGACCTGTTATATTAGTTCTAGTAGCAGGATTTAATACATTAGTTGCAGCAGCTTCTTGAGTATTTCCAATACCTGCATATAAATAAGTTCCGCTACCTCCTGAGAATCCACTTAAAGTAATAACACCTGTTCCCGAAATTCCACTTCCCGCACATGAAGGAGTTGAAGTCCATGTAATAGGTGCTAAAGTAGTAGTAGTAGTAGTAGTAATACTTGCACAATTAACATCAGTACCTACAGATACACCTACATTACCTGTATTATCTTTTATGGCTATATAATAAGTTCCGTTATTTAGATTAGTAAATTGATAACTTGATTGACCTATGATTGAGAACCTATCTAGTCCGTTAACATTCGCTATTGCATCTCCTGTACTAGTTCCTTTTGCTATCCACTCGTATACACCATCCCCTCCAACAAAAGCACTAGCAATAATAGAACCCTCCCCATCAAATCCTGTGCCTAAGCAGTCTGAATTTGTTGTGAGTAATATTGGGTCTGCAGAAGTTGATATATCTCCAAAAACATTATCATCATCAATAGTGGTTAAGTAATTAATCAGACCATCAGTTGCTATGTAAAAAAGACCAAAACCTAGATTATTTAAAGCAACGAGCATACCCTGTGGGCTATAGAAAGTTCCATCATAGCCTACTGTGTAATTTATACTGTCAACATTAATTGTTATCTGTGGCATGTTATTCGTGGTCTATTAAATAATTACAATAATCTGTGAATATATCAGTTCCTAGGTCTTTTTCAACTTGTACATAGGTATTGTTTTTAAAACCACTAATTTCATCTTGTATTAATGCTGCACTAGCTGTACTTGAAAATACTTTTAAATTCATAGTAGTTTCAGGCAACATTGTAAAGTTAAGGGAGCTTTCTCCACTAAATATTACAGAATGTTCAGGAGGATAGAAATACGATGCACATTGAGCTTGATAAGGGTCAATTGTAAAAGGTAAGGCATTTACTGTTGCATTACCTGCTACATCAACTTGGTTATATGTAAAAACTTGACCAACCTGATTACAATTGCTTGATTGTGCGAAAATAAAATTAGTCTCGTAGTTGTTTGTAGTGATACTCTCTTGTACTTGACTATAAGTTAAACCTGTAGGTGTATCTACATTAACAGGAACATCAACCTGAAGAGTTGGTATTAACAATGTAGTAACTGTAGGAGATACCGTTATGCTAGAATTTAAGTTAGCAGGTAACAACCATTGATATTGAACAGTAGCGTTAAAACTTACATTGGGAGTAAGAAAAGGTATATTGGGAACAGGGTCTGCTGCATTATTTACGATTTGAAATTGCAGTAGCTGTTCTTGTGATAGAGCCGTACCTTGTACTTGTTCCGCCATAATTATAACACTTTATTACCATCTGCATCTGAAACAAAAAGTTTGCCATTTGATTTATTTGGCATTACTTTTAAACCATATTCTTTTTGAAATTCTCTATTCATCTCAGCCAAAAAGTCTCTTGATTCTCCTGCTTTTTTAGCTTCTGAATATGCTTTTAAGCATACTCTAGCATTTTTCATTTGCTCATCCGAGCTACCATCAGCAGAAGCTTCTGACTTACCTTTAGAAGTAGACTTCTTTTTAACATCAATGGGCTTTATTTTTTTAAAAGCCCAAAAAAGCAAAAATCCACCACCAAAAATTAATAACAATTTTTTTACATTCGTGTTCATTTTGCACTATTTTTCGTATAATAATATAATCCTACCCCTGCAGCAACAGCTAATAATATGTATGTACCATATTTTCTAATGCTGCTATAAAAATCATTTTGTAATCTTGCTCTTTTAGCTTCATCAAGTTTCTTTAAAGCATCATCAGTTTCATCAGGAGTAACGACCCCTTTCTTTCCTAAAATATTATTTAATATTTTTTGTACTGCTGTTTTACTTGCTTCAACAGCTTGTTTTTGACCTGATGTAATACCTCCTAAAGCAATTGTTTTATTTAAACTATCAAGTTCTCTTTTTAGCTCATCTGCTAAAATAAATTTTTTATCGGGTGTTAATATTTGTCCTTCTAATATTGCCATTTTTTTATTTTTTACGATTTAGAGTTAATAATAAGAAGCCCAAAAGGCCTATTCCTGCAATCACTCCTAAAATAGTAACTACTTGATTAGTTTTTTCTCTTTCTAAAGCAATATTACCAAAAGTTTGCACTCTTGCTTGACTAACACCTCCTAAAGCGTTTGCAAGTATTTGCTGCCTTGCCTCTTCTGAGTTTGCTTTTAATAAAGTATCATTTAATTGTTTCTTTTGGTCGTAATCTAACAGACTTAACTGTTGTTCATACTGAGTTCTTAATCTAGCATCCCTTGTACCTGCAATTGTACCTGCTACTGCGGTACCTGCTTGAACAACTGTTGCCCCTGTCATTAACCAAGCCATAATTAACTAATTTTATTTTTATTAATTTTTTCTTTATAATCTAAATGAATATTAGTACCTGTAATACAATTTTGATGCGGTTCTATTATTTCATTTTCAATTTCATCTACTATTTTCTGCTTCTCTTCCTCTGTCAAATCATTAAAAGACAATTCCATCCTTTCTAATGGGTGGTAAGTTGTCCAAATACAATCCTCTACAATATACAATACTCTTCTCGTTCCTGCTACTGTTATACCCGTATAAGGAGCAGCTAACTCAATCCATTCTCCTGCATCAATTTGTACCATGGCTACCCCTTGTGAGATAGTATATGGATGATTAGTATTATGAATCTTACTAGTTAATAAAGAATCCTTTGGCATGAATATCTCTCTAATGTACATTCCGTCTGTAAATCTGTGTACAACAGGACACTCTACCAAATCAAAGTTATCAACTATTGCAGCCTCTAACTCATCAATTCTTTTATCATTCTCCCTATTTATGGTTTCTTTTTCCATTAATTTTTCTTTCTTGAATAGACTAAAATTATAGCTAAAGCAGCTAACAAGGAAACAATAACTATCTTTTCTACTCTTTTATTCCTATTTATCTGCTCTTGTTGAATCAAAACACCTGCTAAGTTTTCTACTCTTTTAGCTTGTGCATTTTGAATTACTGCAGCAATAATTCTATAAGTCTCTTCTTCCGATTTTGCGTTATCAATCGCATTTACTAATGCTTGTTGTTGGTCATCACTAAGATTGCTCAAATAGTTTTTAAACTCTTGAGCCTTTTTAGCATCATTTATGGCAGCAATACCTCCTGCAACAGTAGCTCCAATTTCAACAATCATTCCGATTTGTTGTGCTTTCCCTATTTTATTTAAGTCCCCTTCTGAGAACAATTTTTGTATAGGATTTGCTGCTGTAGGGTCTCCTTTTAGTTTCATTTCAAAAAGCTATTTTTAATTACTTCCCAAATTATTGTCCATACTGCACCACCAACCAAAAAAGCTCCCATCAATTTATTTTTGAGAGCATTAGTTTTTTCATTAGCATCTTCTAATTTCTTAACTCTTGAAATTAAACCTTCCTGCTGAAAAGCCTCATTTCCAACTATAACTTTATAAATTTCATCAATTTGAGGACTAATTTTTAACATAGTCTTTTCAATATGATTAACACGATTTCTTAAATCGTTTGGATTTGAATTACTTCTAGTTGTAGTAGACTTTGTAGCAGTTGCCATTATTAGTTCAAAATTTAGTATAAAAATAGTACAATTTTACATTTATATACTAAAAATTAAGTAATATTTAATGATTAACTATAAAGACATATAATCTAATATTCTGTCAATACACATTTCAGGAGTAAAATTTGTAGTATTAATGGAACAATTCTTTCTAGCTTCAACATAAGGGAGGTCAAAATCTTTTACATGAAATTCTTGCCTTTCTCTAAAATCAACATTGAATAAATGAACCCAAAACACATCATTGCATATACTATCTAAGTATTCTCTAGCTTCTTGATAAGGATATACTGCACTGATAATCACTATGTTATACTTGCTATTTAAAAAAGTTGCAATATCACTAATTCTTTTTAAATTATTTATTCGCCCTTCTTTAGAATAGTCTGTATTTTTAAAAATAGCACGAATTTCATCTCCGTCTATTATTACAGGGGTTGGCTGATTTAGCAAAAAAACTCTTTCTTGAAGCAATTTAGCTAATGTAGTCTTTCCTGAACTAGGCTGACCATAAAAAACTACTATCATATTGATTTATAATTGGTTATAAGATTTTTCTTCTACAAATTGACTTCCATAATCCAAATTTATCTCTTTTTTAACTCTTGCTCTATCATCGTTCAATACATAAACAGACCTAGCAAGTTGTACAAAATTAGAACCAAAATCTTTTTTAGCCTCATACTCCCTTAACAAATCCTCTACATCCCATAATGTTTGATTGATTTCTAACAATCTCTTAAAGTCATCATTATCCTCATTAACATCCAATTCTTCACTTAAAAGGTTTTGTAGATAGAAGTACTCTTTCATGACATTTGTCAGTTTGGCTTCATCTTTAATCTTTTCTGATTTAATTTTGAGGATGGTTAGTCTGTCAAATGCTTCTCCAATGCTAATTTCAATTATCATAAAAAATATTTTAGATTGTAAATATACAAAATATGTAGAAAATAGCTTACTTTTATAAAATAAAAATAACCATGCAAAAGATTTTCTATAATTCCTCCCTTCCTCGTTCAGGGGCTACTCTTTTACAGAATATACTTGCACAAAATAATGACATATATGCTCCTTCTATGGGGGCTTTACTTGAAATGTTGGTTTCATCAAAAAACGAATTTTTACAAAACCTACAATATCAGCATCCATCTCAAGAACAAGTATTAAAAAAATCAGTTTATGGTTTTTTGAGAGAAGGTATAAAAGGATATACAAGCAATTTAACAGACAAACCATATTACATAGACAAGAACTTCTCATGGGGTTACTTTTATGATTTCTTATATCAAATTAACAATGAAAGCCCGAAGATTATTTTTATGGTAAGAGACCTGAGAGACATATTTGCTTCTTTTGAAAGAAATTTTAGGTCCGATTTTTTGAAAATAAATTCACACATTGATTGGAATGAATTAAAAATGACAACCATGGAGAAAAGGATTGTTGAATGGTCAACAAAACCTCCTTTGGCTTTGAATTTAGAAAGACTAAAAGAGATTATAAATTGGGAAAATGACACTAAAATACTTTTTATAAAGTATGAAGACTTTTGTGTAAATCCTGATTATGAAATGAAGAGAATATACGAATATTTAGAAATACCTCATTTTATACATGATTTTAAATTAGTACAAAAATCAACTATTGAAAATGATATGCTTCACTTTAATAGCCATCAAATAAAAAGTACTGTTGCTAAAAATGAATCCGTTGCTGAAGATATATTAGGCAAAGAGGCTTGTAATTGGATATATAAAAATCATACTTGGTACTTTAAAAAATTTAATTATGAAATCTGCTGAGATATTATATCCATTTGACCCATATCTTTTTAAATTTCATTTTGACTTTGATTGGCAAAATTTAGAACCAATTTGTCAGAATTTAATCAATGGTAGCGAATATACTGATGCAACTCAATTAAAGGATGGTAAAACATCTCAATACAATAATCTCAAGCCACATCAAATGAATGAGTTTGCACCATTTTATTCATGGCTTATGAGCTGTATTCCTAGTGTTGGTAATATTTCAGTAGGTCAAAATAATAACACTAAAGAAAATAATTTAGATTACTATATTTCAAATAGTTGGGTAAATGTCCATAACAAAAATGGTATAACAACTGAACATAGTCATTCTTGTACTTCTTTAGTAGTTACAGCATATTTAAACATGCCTGAAAATGGAGGTTATTTTGAATGTAAAGACCCCCTTGAATATCATAAAAATATGTTACCTATATCAAATGCTCATCTTTGGAGACAGATACCAACTATTTCGGGAGATATTTTAGTTTTTCATGGATGGTTAAAACATAGAACACAGCCTAATTTATCAAACGAAAATAGGTGGGTATTAACTACTAATTTAATGCAAAAAGTATTTTATGAGAGGAAGTAATGAAATTAGCATAATAACTCCACACACGAGTTATATGTACAAGGTACACTTTGAATTTGATTGGAATTTGTTAGAGCCAATTTGTAACGAATTAATTGATACAACTCCTCATGGATTGACATTAGTTAGTAATGGACATACTTCTCATCAAAATAAAAGACAACCACACAAGATTAAAGAATTTGCACCTTATTTTGATTGGCTGAAAGAAATGGTTACTCAAGTTGCAATTAATGGGATGGGTTATTCAAAAGTATATCATGAGTATAAAATAACAAATAGTTGGGTTAATGTGCATGACAAGGGCGGGGTAACATCAACACATAATCATTCAAATACATTTCTAGTTGCAGCAGCATATTTAAACATGCCTGAAAATGGAGGTTATTTTGAATGTAAAGACCCTCTTGAGTATGTAAAAGGAGAACACTATTTTGATGACCAAATGTGGATGTGGAAAGAGATACCTACAATTTCAGGAGATGTTTTAATATTTCCTGCATGGCTTAGACATAGAACTCAAATAAATAATTCTGATGAAAAAAGATGGGTTTTAACTACTAACTTCTCTCAGGAGTTTAATCCAAACAATTTTTGGAAAGACCCAAATTACGATACAAAAAAAATTATATAGATGAAAGATATTTGTTTAGACTTGAGTGAATGTAATGGATTAGGAGACTTAATATGTGCTACTCCTGCAATTAAAAAAATAAGCGAGGCTTATAACAAAAAGATATTAGTAATATCTAAAATGCCCGAAATATTTAAACATAATCCTTATGTGGATAAAAGCATAAAAGTATCTTCTATTGATATGGGATATGTTAAAGAAAATTACTTGATTCATAACTCATTTTACAATGTAGGTAAGAAAAACGAAAGAGGTATTGAATATAAACATAATACAATAGATATTAGACAATTTCACGCTATTAATCTTGGTTTTATGTTAGGAAAAGATGAGATGGAGTGCTTTTACTTACCAACTGCAGAATTATCATTTGAACTGCCTGAAACTCCTTATGTTTTAATACATCCCGTTAGTACATGGCCTAGCAGAACTTGGTCTGCTGAAAATTGGATGAATTTAACAAAAGAATTAAATGATAAGGGTTACAATGTAGTATCTATTGGGAAGGACTCATCTGAAACAGGATTTTTTAATGTTCAAAAACCTGTCTTTAATTTTGAGATAGAGAAAGGAGTTAATTTAATGAATAAAACTAGTATTTCAGATTGTTGGCATCTTATGATTAATGCTAGTGCGTTTGTAACTATGGATAGCGGATTATTGCACTTAGCAGGTACAACGGATGTTCCTATTATTCATTTAGGGTCATCTATAAAACCTGAATTTAGAATACCTTATAGGGATAATAGACAAGATTACAAGTATAGTTATGTTAGAGGTGGATGTGGACTAGAATGTGCTTCTAATATGAAATATGGTGTTGAAACATGGGGAAATATACAAGGAGTACAGCCATTAATAGGGTGCTGTGAAAACAAAGAAAGTTATGAATGTCATCCTTCAGTAAAACAAGTATTAGATAAATTAATAGAAATGATATGAAAAAAAAGCTACTAATTATTACACCACATTTAAGTACAGGAGGAGCTCCGCAAGTTACTGTAAATAAAATTGCACTAATAAAAGATGATTTTGAAATAAAAGTTATTGAACATGCTTTTGTTGCATGGGCTTTTGTAGTTCAAAGAAATAGAATTATTGATTTAGTTGGAGAGAAAAACTTTTATTCTTTAGGAGAAGACAAGCTTAAAGAGTTTATGAATATTATGTGCAGTTTTAGTCCTGATGTAGTTTCTATGGAAGAGTTTCCCGAAATGTTCATGGATGATGCTATGGCTAGTTTTTTATATTCTCCTAGCAGAAGTTGGAAAATTGTAGAGACCACACATGATAGCAGCTTTAACCCTGCTCATAAAAAATGGATGCCTGATAAGTTTGTTTTTGTTAGTCCTTACAATATGATGAAGTACGACCATTTGGATGTACCTCAAGAAATTATTGAATACCCAATAGATACTAAAATTTCTGATAAAAGAATAGCTAGAGACAAATTAGGCCTAGAACATGACTATAAACATGCTGTTATTATAGGTTTATTTACTCCTAGAAAAAATCAAAAATATGCTTTTGAATTAGGCGAAAAAATTAAAGATTATAAAATAAAGCTTCACTTTTTAGGAAATCAAGCGGGTAATTTTGAGCATTATTGGAAACCATTGATGGACCAAAAACCTGATAATTGTATTATTTGGGGGGAAAGAAGCGATACAGAGGACTTTATTAGAGCTGCTGACCTGTTCCTGTTTCCATCTAAAGGAGATAGAGGTAATAAAGAATTGAACCCTATTGTAATTAAAGAAGCTGCAGAATATAAGCAAATCCCAAAGCTTATTTACAATTTAGATGTTTATTTAAACAGATGGAATGGATATGAAGATTTCCATTATTTAACGGGCAACCTTACAGAGGATGCTGAAAAAGTAATTCAATTGACTGAAGCAAAGCCAACAAATAACAAGACAGAAATAGTCATATTAGGTACATGGCCTAATTTAGATAGTAGAGTTCAATTAACAAAAGATACCATTAATAGCTTAAAGCCATTAGGTAGAAAGATTATGCTATTGTCTCATTATCCTGTAGATGATGATATTCAAAGAATGGTAGATTATTACATTTACGATGAGCATAACCCGTTAACACATCATTCTTATTATACAAGGTTTTATAGATTTACAGATGACTACCACGCTGAAATCAATATCAACGGATTAAAGAATAGCAATCAGTCATTAACTGTATTGACAAATCTATTTAATGGTGCGAAAGCAGCAAAAGCTTTAGGGTATGAAACCTTCTTTTATACTACCTATGATGTTGTTTTAGACCCTAGAGATATACCACAAATTGAGAAAGCATTTGATATTAATGGCAAAGACCCAATGATGTATAAAGCTTATTTAGGAAGCTTGAACACTCCATTTGGGAAAGGAATACAAACAAATGGAATGGCTTTTGACATTGATTTCTTCTTAAATACTTTTGATGATGTGAGAACTCCTGAAGAGTATAATAACATTTGTCAAAATATAGGTGCTCAAAATTTTCTTGAAGATTATTTAACTAAAAAACTAGTTGGATTAGAAAATCAATATTACATAGAACATAATAACGAGGAAACATTATTAAAACATAGCGGTCTTGGAGTTGCATCAAATAGTGAATATTATTCTATAATACCTATTGTTGGGAAACCGAACAATTATATGTTTTATTTCTACACTTACAATGTAGATAGCAGAAAGGTTAATATAACTATGAGAGAGGATGGAACAGATTCTTTTGTATTTAGATGGCAAATTGATAAGACTAGAGAATTTAAAAAAGAATTTGAATATAAAGGTCGTGAAATTGAATTGGAGCTTGATTTTTACGATGGAGATAGAGTATATAAAAATGAAAAGTATGTTTTGAATGAAAAAACATTACACAAATACGAACATATAGGACACTACAAGATTAAGAATAGAAAACCTAAAATAAGATTAGTTCATCTTCAAACAACTAGAAACGATGAAAGAGAACAAAAAAGTAGAGAATCACTCAAGCATGTGGCCGACTACGGGTGGGAATATATCCTCCACACAAATGTCCCATACGGAGATTTACCACCTAAGTACAACTGCCAAAGGCCCAATTGCGTTTCAATGGAACTCTTCAATGACGAGCAAGTTCGTGAGTTGGGAACAGCCCTTACACCTTCACACTACGGATGTTTTGAATCATTCAAAAACGGAATAATGAGTGAATTTGATGACAGTATTGACTTTTTAATAGTATGCGAAGGGGATTGTATCATTGAAGTGCCTTTACATGAATTTATACAAAAGGTTGAAAAATCTTTCCAAATTATAGAAGATAATAAAATTGGTTACATGTCATTTGGAGATGTAAAAACACTAGAACATGGATGGCTACAATCTCCTGTTAGAGAAGTAATTCCTGACCAAGATTTATTATTTATTACAGACCATATCATTGGATTACAATGTATTGGGTTCCCTAAAAGCGTTAAAAAATGGCTTTTAGAAAGATTGAGAACAGAAAAATGGGATGCCGCAGATATGTTCTTTAATCATATTTTTTATGGTAGCCCTTATAAGTTTGGCATTGTACATAATAGATTGACAACACAAGCTGAAGGATTTTCATTAATTGACAAACAAGAAAAGAAATTTATATGAGAATAGCACAAGTTATAAGTAGCAATTTACCAATCCTGCCAACAGGTCAAAGAGGTTGGGGTGCAACTGAATTAATTATGGATGAGTACACTAAAAACCTAAGAAAATTAGGCCATGAAGTAGACTTATTGTATTTAAACGATGTAGACCCTAAAAAATACGATATAGTACATATTCATGTGGCTAATCTTTGTTTAGAGGCTCATAAGAGGGGTATTGAGTATGTTTATTCAACTCATGACCATCATAGCTATCATTATGGTAAAAATAGTAATAACTATAAAGAGCAATTAGAAGCTATGAAAAAGTCTATTTTCTCTTTGGCCCCTGCTGAATATGTAGTAGACTATTTTGATGATACTGATAAGTTATTTTACCTGTCTCATGGAGTAGATACTGATTATTACACCCCAACTAAAGCATTTTATGATGTAAAAAATAGACCAATTGTACATAAACTATTGATGTGTGCAAACAATGGCGTGGCGGGAGATTATGGGGCTGATAGAAAAGGTTTTAGATATGGTATTGAAGCTGCTAAAATGTTAAATCTACCTATAACAATAGTTGGTGCAGATGCTAATACTAAATTCTTTGAGATACACAAAGATTTATTAGAATATGATAAATTAACTGTGATTGACACTAATCCTACTGAAGAGGAAAAATTAAATATTTTTAAAGACCATACCATTTTTTTACACCCATCTAATCTTGAATATGGACATCCAAATTTGACTTTACTTGAAGCAGCTAGTTGCTGTATGCCTATGGTTGCTACATATCAGGGAAGCAAAAATATATCAGGATTGGTTAAAATTTATGAAATATCTACTAGTAGTGTAATCGGTGGTATTCATGTAGCAATGAATGATTACGAAAGGATGGTTGACAATATGGCTAGAGAAAGAAGTTCTTATAGTTGGTTAAATGTATGTAAAAAGCTAGAGAAGAAATATAACGCAGTTCAGCAATTTCAAAATTTTAGCTCAGAAGTAATTAGACAAAAATATGTTAATGTATATCAAAATATTTAATCATGAGAATTGAATCAATTATTATATCTGATTTTTATACTAATGTAGATGAAGTTAGAAAATTTGCACTTACTCAAGAATTTTCAGTAAATGGCAATTTCCCAAATTTGAGGACTAAATCATTTTTAGATGACGGACTTAAAAAAGTAATACAAAATGTTATTCAACCTTTAGCGGGTAATATAACTTTTTGGGGTAACGATTATACAGGGGCTTTTCAATATACAACTGCTCAAAATAGGTCATGGTTGCATCAAGATGAGACAGATTGGGCGGGAGTTTGTTATTTGACACCTGATGCTCCATTATCAGCAGGTACGGGATTATTTAGAAAAAAAGACAAATCTGAAGATAAATCTGTTTTTGCTTCTGACTATTATGATATGACAAAATGGGATTTAGTAGACAGAATAGGAAATGTTTACAATAGGCTCATTTTATATAGAGGAGACTTGTATCATACTTCACTTGATTATTTTGGTAGGGACTTAGAAACGGGTAGATTATTTCAAACATTCTTTTTTAACACAGAATATTAATTATGATTACTTACAACATACACCATGTAAATGGTTTATATTTTGAAATTTTAGGCGATGAAGGCAAGAATAGGGAATATGATATTTCCTTTTTTGATAAATCCGAGTCTAAAACAATATATGAAACCAAACTAAAAGTAGGCTCATGGGCTAGACTAGATAGAAAATACCTTTCTGACATTGCTGTAATAATCAAATATGAAGGAAGAACTTTAAAACAAATAAATTTTTTAGATGAGTTAAAGGGTAAAAGAGTATTTATATCTTTTGAAAGTAAAGCTTTGGGAGACACATTAGCTTGGATGCCTTATTGTGCTGAATTTGCAAAGCATTACCAATGTAAAGTAATAGTATCTACATTTAAAAACTTCTTGTTTGAACATCAATACCCTGAATTAGAATTTGTAGGTAGAGGCGAAGTTGTTAACAATATAGTAGCTATGTTTGAATTAGGTTGGTTTTGGGAAAAAAGCAAAGAACCTGTAAATCCTATTTTAATTCCTTTACAAAAAGCTGCTACCAATATACTTAACTTGCTATACGAAGAAATAATACCTAATTTGGATTTTACTCCAAAATTAAGGCCATACGAACAAAAATATGTATGTATTTCAATACACTCCACAGCACAGCTTAAATATTGGTACTATTGGCAGGAATTAGTTGATTGGTTGGTTTCTGAAGGCTATAAAGTAATTGAAATTTCAAATCAAGATACTGAAGGATTAAATAACATTGAAATGTTAGAAGATAGGTCAATGGAAAATACAATGAATGTAATTCATCATTCGGAGTTCTTTATTGGGCTTTCAAGTGGACTTGGGTGGTTATCGTGGGCTATGCGTAAAAAGGTCTATATGATAGCTAATTTTACCAATGCTGACCATGAATTTAGTAAAAACACAATTAGAATTACAAATGAGTCTGTTTGCCATGGATGTTGGCATAATCCTTTATTTAGATTTAATAAGGGGGATTGGAATTGGTGCCCTGAGCATGAAGATACGCCAAGACAATTTGAGTGTCATAAGTCAATAAGTGCTGAAAAGGTAATTAATTTAATAAAGGAAAATAAATAATATATGAAAGGCGAAATTGTACCGATGTTTCCAACTTCTATTCTTTTAAATAATATTGGCAGGGATTTTACTAAAGAGGAAATGGATTGTATTTTAGATTATAAAAATGATGTTCGTAAAAACACAGGTAACATAACTACTAATGATGTATTTGTATTAGAAAACGAAAAATTATCTAATATCAAACAATTGGTTAGTGAAGCACTAAATGACTATTTACAACAAGTTTACGAACCAATAAATGACTTAAAATTAGTTCCCACAATATCATGGCTTAATTATACAAATAAAAATCAATATCATCATAAACACAACCATCATAATAGCTTTATTAGTGGATGCTTGTATATAAATGCAAATAGAGAATCTGATTGTATTGTATTCTCAAAAAGGGCTACAGGAGATAATTTTATAATACAATCTAGTGAATATACAGCCTTTAATTCAAATGAATTTACCGTTCCTGTACACACAGGAGATTTAGTATTATTTCCATCTAATTTAATTCATAGCGTTCCTAAAACAAACCATGATTATACAAGAGTCAGTTTAGCTTTTAATTCATTTTTTTCAGGAGAATTAGGATTTGTAAATGGAGATATGAGTGGAATTAATTATTTAAAATTAGATTTAAAAAATCAAAAATAATTTATGGAAAAAGGATTAATGCTACCAATATTTCCTACGGTAGTAACTATGAATAAGATGGAAAGATATTTTACAGAAGATGAAATGAACTGTTTTATGTCTTTTAAAGATAAATTGAGATATACTTATCCAAATACTTTAGATATTTATATTCTTGATAACGAACCATTGATTGAATTAAAGAATATATGTGAAAGAGCTTTGAATAACTATTTATTAGAAATAAACAAGCCAATAAACCCAAATGACATAAAATTGAAAATTACTCATTCTTGGCTTAATTTTACAAAAAAAGAACAATACCACCCACCACATACTCATCATAATAGTATATTGTGTGGGGTTTTATATGTAAATGCTAATAAAGAAAAGGATAAGATTGTATTTACTAAAATGGATTCAGGAGAAAATTGGCAAATTCAAACAAATAATCAAAAGAATATATTTAGCAGTAACACATTTGAACTATCTGTAGGTACAGGGGATATTGTAATATTTCCGTCAAATTTAACCCATAGCGTTCCTTTGATTGAAGATGAAAATAGATTAAGTTTAGCTTTTAATTCATTTTACTCAGGAAACATAGGATTTATTGAAGGTCCATTAAAAGGAATTAATTTTGTAAAAATAGATTTACCTAGCCAAAAAGAAAACAAACCATTATAATATGCAACACATTATCCATTCATTATTCCCTACTCCAATTTTAAAAGCAAAATTTCATAGAGATTTTACACAGGAAGAATTAGACATAGTATTAGCTGAAGAAAAAGCTAGTAGCGTTGCTAATAGTAGCTCAAATAATAGAAGAGTTATAGAAAACCCTGCTTTTAGTGAAATAAAAGCATTTGCACAAGAATGTTTAGATTTATGGGTTGAAAAAGTAATAACTCCCGCTTATGAAAATTCAGTAAAATTAAGAATTACTCAATCATGGTTAAACTATACTGACAAATCAGGTCATCATCATTTACATTATCATCCTAATAGTATAGTAAGCGGGGTTATCTATATTCAAGCAAGTGAATTTAAGGACCAAATTCAGTTTCAAGATGCAAGTTTAAAACCATGGCATATTCATACAGAAGTATCAAATCCTTTTAATAGTAATCTGTATCATGTACCTGTAAAGACAGGAGACTGCGTACTATTCCCATCTACTACTTACCATGGTGTACCTGAAGTAGAAGCTGATAAAACAAGGATAAGTTTAGCTTTTAATTCTTTTTGGATTGGAGAAATTGGATATGCTGATGATATGACTAACTACTTAAAAATTAATGATGTGTATTAATTATTTGTAGTGTTCCCCTCCTAGCCACAAAACGAGAGATTTTCTTACTCCACTTGTAACAGGAGTAACTCTGTGCATCATATAAGATGGGAAAATACATACATATCCTTTGTCTTTTGGAACTATTTCTGCATTTTCAGGATTACCCCCTTTAAATATTTGGAAATTACCACCTTCGTATTCACTTGGGTCTGATAATTGTACAACCATAGAAAGTTTTCTTTTTGACATAGAGCTTCCACCTACATCTTGATGCCAACCATAATGACCTTGTTGAGTTGCATGATATTCTGTATATTGAATATTGTCTATAACTGAATATAAATTAAAATTCCAAAGGTTTTTATTAGCTTCGGCAGCAAATTCCATAAGACTAAAATATAACCAACCGAACCCATCATTCTTCGGAATCCATTTAATTGTTGAAGACCTTATTTCTTTATTAGGTATTCCATCGCCTGAAACCAAGCCATCATTTGTTGGCAAATTTTTTATAGAACTAAAAATTTTATCTAATTCTTGTTGGTTAAACCCATTTTGAAAAAAGTAATAATTTGTCATATCACATTCTTCGGTCTCAAAAATTGGTTGAATTTGCATGGTTATTTTTTGTTTTATTAATTTATAAGTACAATTTTTCTTTTTCTTTTAGCTTTACATCTAATTCTTGAAGTGCTTTCATTATAACACCCAAAGTTGAAGATATGATAATTCTATCATGTGTAACACCTGCAATTTCTTCAGGCGTGTCTTCTGCAATAAATCCATATTTTGTTTCGCCTTCCATGCCATTAATATCAAATTCATAGCTAACGATAGTAGTTGCATTAAGTATATCTAAACCTGATTTAGTAAAAGGAGTAATATCAGTTTTTAATTCTCTAGTTGAAGTAGGGAAAAATCCTCCCGCACCAATACCTCCATTTGGACTTTGCCAAACACTAGGAAGAGTAATAAATTGTATTCCACTATTACTTCTAGCACCTTGTCCACTTTGTGCATTACATTGGCTACCATAATACAATTGATTCCAAGAACAAATATTAAATGTAAATGGCTGACCTGCTGATAAGTTTTGGTTATTACTATTAGCAGGACCTTGAGGACCTGTTGGACCTTGAGGACCTGTAACTGCAGCACCTGCAGGGCCTTGAGCACCTGTTGGACCTGTAGCACCTATTGGGCCTGTTCCACCATTTACACCTGAAGAACCCGATGTACCTGAACTTCCTGCAGGACCTGTTGCTCCTTGAGGACCTGTTGGACCTTGAGGACCTGTTCCACCCGAAGTGCCCGAAGAACCGCTTGAACCTGAAGCACCACCATTACCACTTGTACCACTAGAACCTGATAATGCAGAAGTTCCCGATGTCGCAGAAGAACCTGATGTACCACTTGTACCCGCAGAACCACTAGTGCCTGAAGTACCACTAGAAGCAGAAGTTCCTGATGTTCCTGATGTTCCTGATGAGCCATCACTTGCTGATGTACCACTAGTTCCTGAAACAGCAGAAGTACCACTTGTAGCAGATGTACCTGAGGTTCCTGTACTTCCACTAGTTCCTGAAGTCCCACTTGTTGAGTTAGCACCTGTTGTACCACTAGTTCCATTTGTACCTGAAGTACCACTAGTCCCATTTTCTCCCGTTAAAGATACTGTCCATTCTGAAAATGTTCCATTACCTACACTTTGAGTTGGGGTTAACACCATAACACCTGTACCTGCATTATAAGATACAACTCTACCTACATAGTAGTTTAATTCATCGTGAGTAACCTGCACAAAATCATTTGCCCTAAATGAAAGGTTAGTACTGCAATTAAGTGTTATATTAGAATAAGCCATTTTTTAAATCAATGTTATTGGTGGGGGTATTATTTGGTCTCCATTAGGAAGATAATCAACCGTATCAGGATTTTTCTTTTTCATAACTAATTCATCCACTTTTTGTTTTCTCCAAGCAATATTTCTTTGTCTCTCATTTTCTCTTGCTTCAACCCAACTTACAATAAGCTCATGATTTTGAATTACATCTTCAAAAGGCACAAAACCATTATCAGGATTAAATCTTAAAGTAGTAACATCTTCAATATGAGATTCATATTCTCCTGTTTCATCTACTAATTTACCCCATAATCTCCAATGAACTCTATATAAAACATTTTGTTGTCCATTATTTGATGGTTGGACTTGAAGCTTAGTTATTTGCCATGTGTAAGTTATTGCCATAGTAATATTGTTATTTTACAAATTTATAATTTTTTCATCTAATTCTTGAACTGCTTTTATTGCAATGGCTATAGTTGAATTTATTTCCATCATATCTTGTTTAGAACCTGATAACTCAGTTGGTGTATCATCTGCAATAAATCCTATTTTAGGAATTTCACTTTGTTCCAAATCATCAAAATCATACTTAAATGAAACTATTTCTGTTTGCTTAATAATATCTATAGCGGACTTAGTAAATGTCTCAATATTCTTTTTTGCTTCTCTAGTAGAAGTTCCATAAAAATACGCAGCTCCAACACCACCATAAGTGTACCAATTGGCAGAATCCCCAATCCATCCATGTGGCAAATAGTCAAATGAAGCATTAAATTGTGCACCATCTGCTACATAAAATATTGGAGAAACTAAAGGACCACTACCTTGTAGGAAATAAAAATACACATTACTATTAGTATTCAAAGCCTGATTGTAAACCGTTTGAGGACCTTGAGCTCCCGTAGGACCCGTAGGACCTGTAGGACCAACTCTTGTAGGACCTTGAGGACCTTGAGGACCTGTTCCACCTTGAAAACCTTGAGGGCCTGTAGGACCGTTTACGCCACTAACACCTGAACTACCTCTGCCACCTAACGCACCTTGTGGACCTTGAGGGCCTGTAGCACCTGTAGGACCATTTACGCCACTTACACCGCTACCGCCACTTGTACCACTAGAACCTGTTGAAGCAGAAGTTCCTGATGTACCTGTAGAGCCCGATAAGGCAGAAAGTCCCGAAGTACCGCTTGTAGCACTAGAACCACTAGAACCACTAGAGCCTGAGCTACCTGATGTTGCATCATTTGCTGAAGAACTTGATTCCCCCGATGTACCCGAAGTTGCAGATGAACCATAAGTTCCTGTTGTACCTGCAGTTGCAGAAGAACCTGAACTAGCAGAAGTACCACTAGTACCCGATGTATATGAAAGTCCTGAAGTACCTGCTGTAGCTGATGTACCTGAAGTACCTGCAGTACCATTTGTACCACTAGAACCGCTTAATCCTGTTAATGAAACTATCCAATTACTATAAGTACCGCTACCAACAGATTTTGTTGGAGCTAAAGTCATTGCACCCGTTAATGAATCATAAGAAACAACTACACCAATAATATAGTTATTAGCATCATAACTTAACTGCACATTATCTCCTGCTACAAAAGATAATCCTGTTGTTGTGGTTATATTTATATTAGCGTATGGCATTTTTTTTATTTTGTAAAGCTATTATTCTATCGTCAATTTCTTGTATTGCTTTTAAAATTACACCTAATGTATTAGTGTTATCCATTGAATCTTGCTTTTCAGTTGATAATTCTACAGGAGTATTTTCTGCAACGAATCCAATTAAAGTGGTATCATCATGAACCCCTGAATCCATCTTATAGCTCACTATTTCAGTTCTATTGATAATATCCATAGCTGATTTAGTGAATGGTTGAATTTCTTTTTTTGTCTCTCTTAAAGATGTACCATAAAAGTAAGTACCTCCTAAAGCAGCATCACTAGCCCATCCAAATCCAAAACCTTGCCAAACAGGAGCTACATTACTAGTGATTCCCTTACCTTGGTCTCCTGCTGTATAATATCTACCATAAGTAAATAAATATTGGCTTCCTGTTAGAGGACCATAAACTGCACCTGAACCACCACTATTCAAATCTTGTCCCCAATTGGCAGAACTACCTGTTGGACCTTGTGGACCTGTTGCTCCTGTAGGTGCTGAAGCGGGTTGAATACCTGTAGGTCCTGTTGGACCTGTTGGACCTTGTGGACCTCTTGGACCTTGTGCACCACTTGAGCCTGAAGTACCTGATGAACCTGAACCTCCTGTTGGGCCTGTTAGACCTGTAGCACCTTGTGGACCTGTTGGACCTGTTACACCTGATGAACCTGAAGTACCTGAAGAACCTGATGAATTACTAGCTCCTGAAAGAGCAGAACTACCATAAGTACCTGCAGTACCTGAAGTTGCATTTGAGCCTGAAGCTCCTGAAGTCGCAGAAGTACCACTAGAACCACTAGTACCACTTGAACCCGCAGTACCTGCTGTTGCTGAAGTACCTGCTGTTGCAGAGGAACCTGAACTAGCAGAAGTACCTGCTGTTGCAGAAGTACCTGAAGTACCTGTTGAACCTGAAGAGGCACTTGAGCCATCAGTACCCGCAGTACCATTAGTACCTGCTTGTGTACTATTCCCTGAGCTTGAACTAGCTCCTGATGAGCCACTATATCCAATTAAGCTAACTGTCCATGAATTAAAAGTTCCACTACCCACAGATGAAGTAGGCGTAATTACTAAAACCCCTGTGGAGGGGTTATAAGTAACAACTTGTCCTAAAATATAGTTATTAGCATCATGACTAACTTTCACAAAGGAGTGAACTTGTAATGACAAGAATTGGCTTACATTAAAGGTTATATTTGAATACGGCATAATTCTTTCATTATTTTATGGTTAGTTTTTAGTAACCAAATTTACAACTTTTTTAACATGCAGTACAACCACTTGTGATAGTTGCTACGCTACTACCATTTGTTGTTACTGATACATAATCTGTTCCTGACTTAATATACCAAGTTCCTGCTGCAAGACCTGCAAAACCTGCACCTGATAATGTAGTACAAGTACAGAATGTAGTAGCATCACCTGTTACTAAAAAAGAACCATCAGGTGTAGTACAAATATTTATAGCACTACTACTATAATCAATACTTCCTGCAAATAATACAGTTGTTGTAGTCGTTGTAGTACTTGTAGTAGAAGATACAGTTGTAGTTGTAGTTGTTGTACTAGTCGTAGTAGTAGCTTCAACTAAAGGTAATGTTTCAGTTGTACCTGAAGTACCTGCAAACAATGAAGTTGCACCTGAAGTTGCCGAAGTACCTGTTGTACCTGCAGTACCTGAAGAGCCACTTGTTCCACTAGTTCCACTTGAAGCAGATGTACCACTAGTACCGCTAGAGCCATCAGTACCTGATGTACCACTTGTACCTGAGCTACCACTTGTACCACTAGTGCCTGAAGTACCGCTAGAACCTGAAGTTCCTGATGTACCGCTAGTACCTGATGAACCTGAAGTTGCATCTCTACCTGAAGTACCCGCACTCGCTGATGTACCTGAAGAACCCGATGTACCTGAAGTACCATCTCCTCCTGATGCACCCGCCAAGTTTACTTGCCATGAATCATAAGTACCTGAACCAATAGGGTCAACTACTGTAAAAGTCATTACACCTGTACCTGAAGAGTATGAATTTACTTCAGCAAGAACATAATTTGAAGCATCGTAAGCAATTAAAACAGATTGTGCTGTTGTCCATTGCAATCCTGTACCTATTGTTATTGTTCCTGAAGAACCTACTCCACCAATTGTATATGAACTAATTGAAGCTGACTTATATCTATCTCCTGACACACCCGCAGTACCTGCTGAACCTGATGTACCTGTTGTACCGCTAGTTCCTGATGAACCATTTGTACCTGAAGTAGCATCACGACCACTTGTACCACTAGAGCCATCAGTACCTGTTGTACCACTCGTTCCTGAAGAACCATCTGTTCCTGATGTACCTGTAGTACCACTAGTTCCTGTTGTACCCGCAGTACCATTAGTACCACTAGTTCCTGTTGTACCTGTAGTACCACTAGTTCCTGAAGAACCATTTTCTCCACTTGTTCCTGAAGAACCATCCGTTCCGCTAGAACCATCAGTTCCACTAGAACCTGAAGTTCCATTTGAGCCATTTGTACCATTTGTACCTGAAGAACCTGAAGTACCTGCTGTACCATTTGTACCCGCAGTTCCTGATGTACCGCTAGAGCCACTTGTACCCGCAGTTGCATCTTGACCTGAAGTTCCACTAGAACCATCAGTACCTGAAGAACCGTCAGTTCCACTAGAGCCATCAGTCCCTGAGCTACCATTAGTACCTGAAGTCCCTGAAGTACCGCTTGAACCACTAGAACCGCTAGTACCCGCAGTACCATTAGTACCTGAAGTACCACTAGAACCTGAAGTACCACTAGAACCTGAAGTTCCCGCAGTCGCATCTTGACCTGAAGTTCCTGCTGTAGCATCTTGACCTGAAGTTCCCGATGTACCCGTAGAGCCACTTGTACCCGCAGTCGCATCTTGACCTGAAGTTCCCGTAGTACCACTTGAACCTGAACTCGCAGAAGAACCATCTGTACCACTAGAACCCGAAGTACCTGTTGTACCTGATGAACCATTTGTACCTGATGAACCTGAAGAGCCATTTGTACCTGAAGTACCGTCTCCTCCTGATGCACCCGCAAGGTTTACTTGCCATAAGTCATAAGTTCCTGAACCAACTACATCTATAGGAGCTGTATAAGTTAAGAATCCTGAACCTGAAGTATAAGTTAATACATTACAAATTTGATAGTTGAAATCATCATAAGCCATGATGAAAGTCTGTGCAATAGAATATGCTAATCCTGTACCAACTGTAATACTACCTCCAACACCTAAAGCTACTGAAGTAGTAGATGAAGTTCTATATCTATCTCCTGAAATACCCGCAGTACCTGCTGTACCCGTTGTACCTGAAGAGCCACTAGTACCACTAGAACCATTTGTACCTGATGAACCCGAAGTACCGCTAGTTCCTGATGAACCTGAAGTTCCTGAAGAAGCAGATGTACCACTCGTTCCTGTTGTACCTGAACTACCATCCGTACCACTTGTACCTGTAGTTCCTGAAGAACCTGAAGTACCCGTTGTACCTGTTGTACCACTAGTTCCTGAACTACCATCTGTACCACTTGTACCTGTCTCTCCTGAAGTACCACTAGTCCCTGTTTCTCCTGAAGTACCTGTTGTACCTGAAGAACCTGAACTAGCCGAAGTTCCGCTTGAACCTGAAGTACCTGTAGTACCATTAGTACCACTTGTACCTGCAGTAGCATCTTGACCTGAAGTACCACTAGAACCATCTGTACCTGAAGTACCATCAATGCCTGAAGTACCTGCTGTTGCAGAAGTACCTGAAGTTGCAGAAGAACCGCTTGAACCTGAAGTTCCTGCAGTTGCTGAAGTTCCACTTGAACCTGAACTTGCAGAAGTACCTGATGAGCCTGATGTTCCTGAAGAGCCATCTCCACCCGCAGAACCTGATAAGTTTACAGTCCAAAAGTTATATGTACCTGAACCTGTGAATGTAGTTGCATTAAATACAAATACACCTGTGTTTGAGTTATAAGATACAACATCTCCAAATTGGATGTTGCTAATATCGTAAGCAATAGTTACAGCTTGTCCAACTGTATAAGAAAGACCTGTACCTACTGTAATTGTAATTTGACCTGAACCTGCTAAAGTAAATTCAGAACTTGAAGTAGTTCTATATCTATCTCCTGACAAACCTGCTGTACCACTAGAACCTGAAGTTCCTGCTGTACCCGCAGTTCCTGAAGAACCATTTGAACCATCTGTTCCTGATGAACCTGAAGAAGCTGAAGTACCCGCAGAACCACTAGTGCCTGAAGTACCTGTTGCACCTGAAGTCGCAGAACTACCACTTGAACCTGATGTTCCTGAAGTACCATTTGTTCCTGATGTACCCGCAACAGCAACGCCAATTTCTGAAGCTACTATGATTACTGAAGGAGCAGCAGGAGAATCATAAGGGTCTGCAGGGGTTACTGTAGCAGGAGAAGCTAATAATCTAACTGTTGCATCAGCAGATGCAAAAACAAATTCTACATAATCTCCTGCAGCTAAATCAAAAATATAAGATACAAACGGTAATGATTCAGCCGCAGCACCAATCAATTCAATAATAGAATTAGTTCTTGGCTCATCTACACCATTAATTCTAGCCCAAATAGAAACTTGGTCATTACCACCGCTTGATTTATCTATTTGAGCAGAATATCCAATTTGATATTTACCTGCATTAGCAACAGTTATTTTAGAAGCTCCATCTAAACCTGTAACTATACTAATCCCATTTGAAATTTCAGTTGTATTGTATGTCCATATTGTAGGAGTATTAGCTCCATCAACTGTTTGATTTGTACTATCACTAAAGCTACCATACCAATTGGAGATAGCTGCACCACTAATACCTGAAGTACCTGCAGAACCTTGAGCTCCTGAAGTACCTGCTGTACCATTAATACCACTAGTACCATTAACACCACTTGTACCCATAGTACCATTTGCACCACTTGTTGCAGAAGTACCACTTGAGCCTGATGAACCTGAAGAACCATCCGTTCCTGTAGTACCACTTGAACCTGAAGAACCCGAAGTTCCTGTAGAACCCGAAGTTCCTGTAGAACCTGAAGAGCCCGATGTACCCGATGTACCTTCATTACCTGATGTACCTGAGCTACCCGTAGCACCTGCAGCACCTGATGTACCACTTGAACCCGCATTACCTGAAGAGCCTGATGTACCACTAGAGCCCTGAGCACCTGAAGTACCACTAGAACCGCTAGAACCTGATACGCCTGAAAAACCTGAAGTACCTGCTGTACCTGCAGTTGAATTTCCCGAAGTTCCACTTGAACCTGCAGCACCTGAAGTACCTGCAGTACCTGTTAAACCTGTTGAGCCTGATGTACCTGAAGAGCCACTAGCACCACTAGTTCCACTAGAGCCATAGCTAATACCGCTAGTACCAAGAGTACCTGAAGTACCCGAAGTACCTGAAAAGCCCGATGTACCCGCAGAACCTGAAGTTCCTGAGCCACCACCTGAGCCGCCACTAATAAAACTAAAAGTATCTCCTCCTAAAAATGTACTACTCATTACAAATTATTTAATCAATTCAAGTAAACTAATTTCTTTTATATATTTACCATCTTGATATACAAAGTAACGAATTTCATCATCATCTTCTCTATCAAGATATACACATACTTCAACATTTTGTGAGCTTAATTGAGCTTCTAACTTCTCAATAATGTTCTTGATTTGAGGAGGAACCAATACGGTATAACCCTTCATATCAATAGCCCTAACATTCAATATCTCTTTTATACTAGTTTCCCTGAATGGAGAATGGTCTTGACAATACAGATAACCAACTTCTCGTTCAGGGGTCAACTTCAACAAAAAAGACACATCATTTTGGTCTTTCTTATTCTCTTTAGCAAATCTTTTAATGGCTTTGTTAAAAATTGCTCTTGTTTCTGATAGGATAAATTCTTCCATTTTTATGATTTTTTTTTGTTTTTATATTTTTACGCATCTAAAACAGCACCTCTCGGTATGCTGCTATAAACTATATTATCTAAAATTTTTGTTCTTTCCCAAGTACCCGCTGCAAATTTGTTAGCATAAGCAGCAGTCATAGGTCTTAATTTACCTTGATATAAAATAGCAGTTTCTTCCCCATTTGCTACATAATCGCCATCATTTAATTCAAATTTCTTACCATCTTTCCCAATCCCTTCAGGATAAGTATATTTAGTTGTTGTCGCAGGTGCAGCAGTTGGCATAGGGATAGGTGCAGTTGGTTCTTGAGGTGCCACAGGAACATTAGTTGGAATACTAGTTGGAACACTAGACAAATTTTCTTCTACAAATGTTTTTACATTTAAGTCAGAACCACTTTTTGCCTTGTTGTATATATAGTAACCTACAACACCTAAACCTAATAATAATACAATATCTCTATTTTCCATTTTATTTTTTATTGATAAGATAATACAATATCTGCGACTCCTCCTCCTGTACACGCAATTGTAACTCCATCTATAGGATTAGCTGTAGATGAAGCAGTTAAAGTTACACCTTGACCTGTAGCAAAAGTTACAGCATCTGATGCAGTTCCATTAAATACTGATGTACCCAATATGGTAACAGGGCCTTGACTTGCTAAAACTGATATTCTAACAACATTTTGACTAGCAGATATTGTTAAAGAGGTATCTGTAATTGTTTTAGACCATATATTAGTAGCTCCCATTTGTTATTTTTTTAAAAGATTTTTCAAAGTATTTTCATAGGTAAAAGGGACAGTCGTTGAAAGGAATGAACTTTTTACTTTTATGTATCCATCTGCTACAAATTTAACATCTTTTAACGATAATGTCAAAGTTGCTATATTAACAATATTTTTAAATACTAAACTAGGATTGAAAGTAAAATTATATCTTACTTGACTAGTTTTTGTAGGTAATATTACAAATTCTTGTGATTCATTTATACTTCCTACTTTAACACCATTCATTGTAAAATCTAAGAATATCTCAGTAACAGTAGCCTCTACATTAGAAGCATTATAAACATCCATGATAACTTCTATTGTTACATCTCCTTGAGAGATAGTAACTAATCTTATACCTGTAATTTTATAGCTAATATCTTTTAAAAAGTCTATCTGCTTTTTATAATAATTATATAAAGCATAACCTATTATAGATAATCCACTAACTACTAATATGGGTTTTAAGTATTTCATTATCTGTTTCTTAACATTGCTAATAGTAAAACTGCACCAAGTCCAATTCCACCGTAAATTAATAAATTTTTATTAGAGCCCAAACTCGCTGTTAATCCGCCACCTTGTGAAGCAGGAGCATATAAAGGTTGCCCACTAGGAACTCCAAATAAGTCTGTTTTAGCTTGTTGTACACTAGCTTCAGATACATTAGTTAAAGTTTTTATAAGTTCTGCTTTCTTTTGCTCAGTTTCAATTTTTTGAGCTATAGCTATACATTGCTTCTCTTCTTGTTTCATTTTCATTTCAGCCTCTGCAGTTCTAGCTATTCCCAACCTAATTTTTGGATATTCTGTTACATGACCTTTAGCTAATCCTAATTCTTTAGTTTGAGCTTCAATATATAATGCTAACTTATCTAAGCTACTTTTTAAATCATCACAAGTAGTCTTAGGTAGTTTTTTTACAAAAGTTTCTGCATCAGTTTTTGCCTTTTCTTTGTTTCTTTTAAAAGTTTCATCTCCAAAAATATTGATACCAAAAAGATTTTCAAATTCTTCGTTAATATCTATTTTTTGAAAAACTTCTTCATTTCCTGCAAAGTTTTTATAGATTTTATTCTCATCTGTAAAACCATTTAAGTCCCCAAGCCTTCCTTTGGCTAAAGCACCTAAATCGTTATTTTCAATCATATCTATAGCCATAGTTAATATTTTTAATCTCTATTTGTTAATGAATTTAATACTAAAACACCAATTAAAGCAATACCGCCATACATTAAATATTTTTGCGTATCATCTTGAGCAGCAGGTGCACTAATAGGGGAAGGAGCAGAACCATTAGATTGTGCTATTGCTGTACCTAAAGCTGCAGTATCATATAGTTTTGCATAATCTACTGTAGGAGGTATAGATGCAGATGGCAACGGTTGACTCACAGGTGCAGGAGCACTTATTATTGTTGACTGACCACTTGGTAATACAGGTGCAGGAGCAGGTAATGGCAAACTTGGTAAATATACCCCACCTTTGTTTGCACATGGAGGATTAACTCCATTAGCTACATCATAAGTACCATCCGCACATTTAATACTTGGTTGTTCATAGTTTTTAACAACTTCAGGGGTAAAAATGGTAGGCTGTTGTGGAACAGGAGTCGGTGCTGTAGGACTAGGCGTTACAGTAGCATCTGCAGAAGGAGCTGCAACAGGAGTTACTTTAATTCCTTCAGGAGTATATACTATACCGCATGTTAAATCCTTTAAAAAGTTTTGCATTTCATTAATCCAAACTTTCAAAGCATCTGAATTTCTTGCCTTTATACGCTTACCACCCGCAGTAGAAGGTCTACTAGCATTTATTTGAGCTAATTCAGCTTTTGCAGCTTCAATAGTGCTCTTCATTAAATTACAATCATTTGTCAATGGGTATTTCCCTGACATAGTATTAGAAGCGGCCTCTTTTCTTTGAGCTTCGCCTCCTATGATTGTCGTACCAAATATTTTTACTGCCATAACTAGTCTTTTTTACGCATTAAATTAGAAAATACCACTAACAAAATTACACCCGCTACTCCATATAACAAGTACTTTGTCGTGTTTGATGTTGTAGAAGCAGGAGATTCTTGGACCAATCCTTCATTAGATAATAGTAAATTTGAGCAATCTAAGCTTAAAGAATATTTCTCAATTTCAACTATTCTTCCTTTTAAAGCAGCAATTTGTCTTGCTCTCACTCTTTTTGCACCCGCATCTCCACCTGATTCAGATTCCATTTGACTCAAAGCCAATTTTGCAGATTTAAGGATATTTTGCATTTCTAAGCAATTTTCAGAGAAAGGATATTTTTTATCCATATCTCCTTCAGTAGACAAAACTCTTTTTCGTTCTGCGTTTTTTGATATGCCAATCCCTGCAAGTGTTAATACCCCTGCAACTGCTGCTCCTGTTGCTATTTTTTTACCCGTAGGTCCTAATTTTGGTAGTGCCATTTCTTTATTTTTTCTTTATAAACATATAATAAGCTGTAAAACCTAATACCGCTGCTAAACCACCATACAACAAAATTGACTTAGTGTTTGAGCCTTGTACTCCATAAGGAGGAGGATAATCTCCTTGAGCACCCGTAGGTTCTCCATCTACAGGAAGACCTTGCCCATTTTCTACTGAATCCGCCAAATCTCTAGCATCAGTTGTTTTTGCAGGAGCATATTTTGGAGTAGCTAATAAGTTAGTACTTGAAGTTGGATAATTATAAGTAGGTATTTGAAAGCTGTAAGGGGTAGCGTTTAATATCTTATTAGTAGTAATATCAGTAAGTCTAGTTAATGATGGTGCTGCTATTCTTAAAATATCATTACCACTCATTCCGCTTTTTAAATCTTTAATTTTATTTTGTAACTGCATTATTCTATTAGATAGAGCAGTAATGTTTCTTTGTCTAACACGAATAGCTCCTGAAGTTTCAGGTTTATCATTCTTTAATCCAACTAACTCTACATTAGCCAAATTCAAACTATTTTGCAAAGAAGATATAGAATCACTCAAAGGGTATTTTTGAGAATACAAATTTGCTGCTTCTTCTTTTCTTTTCTTTTCACTTTCAAATATTGCCATATACTAAAATTTATAAGTTATTCCTTTACTTGCTAATTTATTATTTATTGTTGCAATTTGAGTTGCATCTAACTCACTATTAATCATAGCAGATAATGACATTGGAGGTGTATTTGCTGAAAAAAATGATTCTCTAGGGTCATCAGAGAAAGGACACCTTACTTTTTTTCTTAATCCAAACACATCTACAAATAATAATATATCTGCTTGATTATTAACCTTATCAAATTGAGCATAAATTTGTCTCTCTTCAGTACCACAATCATTCGCAGCCGCAACAATTGCATTTGACATAGCTTCAGCTTGGCTTCTAGCGATGGTTGGACCTTTTCCTGTTTGAATTTGGGTATTCAACTCACTACTAGCATTGTTTACTTCAGCTAAAGACTCGTTTTTAACTTTAGTCTCTTTAAATTTTCTAAGTACCGCTGTTACTGCTAAATAGGTTACAGTTAATCCACCTATGACTACTACGCCCTTAGCCCAAGATGGTAATTCTGTATATACTTTCATTAATCCTTTTTCTGCCATAACATATATTTTATTCGCCTACTGCGTAGACATCTTTAATTTTATATTCTTCAATATAGTCCTTTATGAACCTATTGATAATATCATATCTTCTTTTATTTTGCTCCGTTGGATAACCTATAAAGGTATCAATGAAAGCAGAATAGGCCTCTTTGATAGGGTAGCCTAATCCTAAATAAATTGTAAGTCCGTTTAAATCCGCTTCAGTCTCATTAGAAATATCACTATTCAAATAAAAATGGCTAAACTCATGTAATAAAATTGCCATTCTCATAGGGATAGTAAAAGGAAGAAATGATTCCTGAGATACTTGTATACGACCATTTTTGGTACTTATACGAGCAGGGGTAGCCATTTTCTCTCCTGTTTTGTTACTTCTTATATAAGGTAGGTATTCTATTTTAAAAGCACCTACGGAACTTATATAATCTTTTGGAGCTTGAACCCAACCTGCATTGTATGCAAACTTTTGAGCAAAAGCAACAAAGTTTCTAACTAAAGAATTGTCCATTTTTGTTTTAGACAAAGTAATGTCCAAGTCTTCTTTTTTGATTTCCACTACTTCAAAAGAACTGTCCTGACCTTTCGGTAGGTTGCCATTTTTTTTATTATAAATTGCTAGAGCAGTTGAATTTGGGGATAATGGCATCCTCACATACAACTCTTGTACTCCATCAACAGTTTTTTCTCTTTCCATAAAAACCGTATTGGCCTGTGTTGGGTCAAATGCCTTTAACACAATTGGCTGTGGCGAATTTGTCTTCACTACAATCTTAACCATTACAGGTTCATACCTTGTCCATAATTTATACTGCATACTAGATGTATAACGGTGCTTGTACCTTTTCAGGTTGGATTGCAAATCTTCCTGCTCTTAACGCTTCCGCTTTTGCTCTCACTTTAGCACTTACCATATCTGATGGCATTACAATCTTGTATTCAGCTTGGAAAGGCGTACTATATTTGTCTTGCTCTTCTTGAAGAACATCTACAACTAAGTCTTGAGTAGTTACACTTTTTTTATTATTATTATTTTTATAATAATACCAAATAGCAACAGCCCCAACACCACCTAGTACCCACCAAATAAAATTATCTTTTTTCATTACGCTTTCTTTTTTAACAGATTAACAGCAACTATTGCCACTACTATTACACCACCTGCAATAAGAAGTGTACTAACGGGAAATCCTAATACTTTTTTATCCATTTCTTCTTTTTTTAATATAAACAATTTTTCGCCTATTTCTTTGTTTAAGTTACTATTAATTGGGAAAACTCCTTTAGTTTTCTCTCTACTTAGCCAATCTGAAAAAGCTAATGTGCCGCCTTCATCTTTATATTGTTTAAAAAGTTGGTTGGCAGTAAGCTTTTTTTCAACATTTACTTCTTCCATTTTTATGGTTATTTTTTGTTTAAAATTACTATTTTAATACTACAGCAAAAGGACTAATTTTTATAAAATTGCCCGTTAATCCTCCTGTAATAATAATTTTTAAAAACCCACTTGGCAATACACTCATATCTTTAACTTCAAACCCATTAACAATTAAAGCTCCTGTCCCTGCGTTTTTAGTAGCAAGATTTGTTTCTTGCCCCGAAAAGCTTAAATTTCCAACTGCATATTGCACTACTTCTTTGGCATAAACACTTAATCCTCTATTAGCCCTCCAACTTGAAATAATTTGATTGGCTGCTACATTTCTATTATCATTAACTGAATTTTGCAAAGCTGTAGCTTGAGCTGCATCTTTTAAGCCTCTTAAAGTAGTCATATCATCTTGGCCGTCTACTGACTTTTTATTCAAATATTTAAAAAGAGCAGATTCTGTTTCTGAGCCAAAATCTCCATCAACCCCATATTTAGGAAGTGCACTTGGATTAATTCCAATTAAAATTGATTGTAATTCTCTTACCTTTTCCCCTTTACTACCTTTTTGAATTGGGAAGTCTTGAGCACTAAGTTTGCTAGGTGCATCAGGAATTGGGGACTCAATATTAGAACCCTTAGATTTACCTAAAATGTTTCTTACAACTAAATAACCACCAATAGCAATAGCAGCCAAAGCTGCTAATTTCATATATTTCTTATTCATTGCTATCATCTAATTTTGGTAAAAGAATCTGTGAAATAACCCCACCAATCAAAGCTCCTACAAATGCAGAAGAGACTAGACTATAGCCTCTTGTAAATCCAATCAATAATCCACCACCCATTCCAATCATGGCTCCTGAAACAGTACCTTTCATTTTCTTTAATGCCATACTATCAGAATTAGATTTTAATTGTTTTACCTTATCTAATATTTCTTTTGCTTCTGCCATTGTTTTTATTTTAATTATGTTGTGCGTTCCACTTTTTTAAAGCGGCATCTCCATCTAATTTATTTTGCATCACTTGATATTGCTTATATAATAAATAAGCCCCACCTGCTACTGCAGCATAAATCAAAAGATATTTTACTGTTTTATTCATGTTATGGTAATTTAGGCAAATCTGTTAAAGCTGAAGTCTGTTTGTTTTTTACAACATTAGCATTACAAGAATATTGTAAATCATCTGCAAAACCTGTTGCGTTCATATAACCACCACAATTTACATATTGTCCAATTCCTCTGTCATAAACATTAGGGATTGAATTTTGAGGTCTAATGTAGATAGGCTTCTTTAAATTAATCATTGTATCTAAAGTACCATCTGAACCTAACATACCTTCTTTTCCTGTGCTATATTCTACCTTTTCAGGAGTATCAGCATCTGAACCTTTTACTAATACGCTTTTAGGCTTACTGTAGTATTTCCATAAATGATACCCTAAAACAACCGCCCCTGCGTATAATAATATTTTTTTGGTATTAGTCATACTAATTATTGTTTTGGCTTGTTACCTTTTAAAACAACATGTTTAAAAGGAGAAGACCCACTTATGGTATCTACTCTTTTTCTTGTTGTATCTCCATTAGCATTTTGATACTGAGTAACATCTAAATCTCCTGTAAATGCAGCATTAGCAGTAGAAGGAGCAGCAGAAGCAGCATCTTTTTTCTTTTTGTTCATCCACCAAAAGTAGTATGCTACAGCACCTATGCCTAATACATAGTACAAATTTTTACCTTTTAACATATTTGTATTTTTTTAAATTTTAATAATTTTCTTACTAACGAGGTATGTAATATTCTTGACCACTAAATTTATCAACGGCTCTATTAAATTGGCTACCATAAGGAATACGAGTTTTTACATATCTTCCACCTGCATTTTGATACTCAGGTACACCTAAATCCCCTGTGAAAGCAACAGAAGGAGCAGAAGTAGTATCTTTCTTTTTCTTTTGCATCCAATAGTAGTATGCTACAGCACCTACACCTAATAAAATCCATAAATTTTTACCTTTTAACATAATTTTAGTTTTTAATTGTTATTTATTTGAGATAGAGAATTAGGTACTGCAACCCATGGCATTTTTTGCACATTTATTGGGTCAAAAGGAACTACTTCTTCTTTAGAACTTACATTTTTTTTAGTATTTTTTTTATTCTTTAATAGAATATATGCTAATACTAGAGCACTTCCGATTAATAATATTTTTTTATTACTAATCATTATTTTTTGTATTGCTTGTATAAAACAAATCCTAACACACCAACAGCTAATACACCTACTCCAATCCATACATATAACATAGTATTAGATTTTTTAGCTGCATTTGGTAACTGTTGTCTCAAAGTATCTTGATAGTTTTGCAATTGTAACGCTTCTGCATTTACTTGATTTTGCTTTGTTTGCGTTTTATTAGCCATTGAGGTTAATCCAATTTGAACACCTGCATTAATATTTTCAGGAGTAAAGACATTGTTTTTCAAAAATTGTCCAACACTTCTTAAAGCATTTCCTACTTTTGTAGGAGCTTTTGTTCCTACAGGTTGTGCTGTAGATGGAACATTAGTTGTAGGAACATACGACTTAGGTATTAAGCTACCACCACCTGCTGTGAAAGAAAAATCATCAGTTCCTGTAAAGTCTACATAACCATTACCTAAAAAATCAGCATATTCTGCTACTTCAGGTAATAAAGATGATAAATACTTTTGCAGTTCATTTCTAAAAACACCGCTTTTTGAATTTGCCATTAATATTGCAACAGTTACTTCATTATCAGATGGATTATTTGGCATTTGTATGCCATTTCTATCTAATAATTTTACTAAACCATCTTTGTTAGTTACTACTGCATAAGATATTAATTCTCTAGCTGTTTCTAATGCGTTTAAGGCTGCCATATTTTTATTTTTTAAACATTATTGCGAATGAAATTAAAACCGCACCTAAAAGAACCATAACGCTTGTTTGAGTAGTTAAACTTTTATTTTCAGCAGTTAATTGTGCAGTTTGTAATTGACCTGAAAAATTCATATATGATTCAAATAATTTGTTATTACTTAATTCATTTACATTTTTGGTATCTTCTTTTTTGCCATATTTTTTTTCAAAATAATCCATAAATAATTCCTTATCAGGATTATTTTCAATTATTTCCATCATGACAGGCTCCCCTTCATAAGTTACTAGTTGTTGCAACACAGTATCTAATTGTTGGTCCTTATCAAATTCATAACCATACTTATGAGCTAAACTCTTAACAAAGTAAGGATTAGCTGCTGCTGTATAGTTGAATATATTTACTCTCGGTAATGACATAAAACAAATTTACTAAATTTTAATTAAAAAAAGGGCGGAGTAAGATATAATCACACTCACGCCCCTTTCTTATATTTTTCCTAATCTACTCGGATTAACGAGAAGCAGGTCTGATAATCTTTGGACTACCATATTGCTTAGATACAGGGTTTCCACCTAAACCTCTTGCGATGTTGATTGTATCAGAAGGGTAGAATTGGAATTGAACAGAAGTTGAAGCATAAATGCTGAAAGTCAACTTAGTGAAACCGTCAATACGGAATGGTTGTTTCAATTCAATAACACCACTTTGTTGTTGATACGGGTCAATAACAGGAGTTAAGATTTTAGTTGCTTGGTTACCGTTTGCATCTAAAGTGCTAAGTGTTAAAGGTTGTAACACTTGGCTAGTTGTACCGTTTACTGAAGAAATCAAAGTACTTCCAATTGTGAATGGAGATACAGAAGATTGGTTCAATAAGTTGTAGTAAGTAACATTAGACAATCCTGAAGTGATTGTAACATTGCTCACTGTTAAGCTACCACCTGAAAAACCTGCGTTGTTCAAGTAAATGTAAGCTCCGAATACATCAATAGTAACTGCAGCGTTAGAAGCGTTAGAAACTGTTAAGATGTAAGGTTGAGAACGCATAACTGCAGGAGCTGCCATTGGAGCTGCTTCTGTACCATCTGCACCGAAGAAATTATCTCCTGCTGCAAAATACATGTCATCGTCTACGAAACCATCTACGCCAATGAACTGCTCGTTCACTTGACGGTTTGCCATTTGTAAATAGCGTTGAATACTACTCATTTTGAATGAATTTTAATTTTTAATTAATTGGGGTTTTAATTCAATTTACTTCTATGATTACTTAGATACATTAGCTTTGTCTAACATAGGCTTAACAGCCAACATGTAAAGAGCAACACCACCTGCAACGATAAGTAATTGTCCTGCGATTGCTTTGAAATTCATCTTAATAGTATTTAATTTTTTTAAAGAATATGTCATTGTGAATACAGATTCAGCATTGACACATCAAATTTAGTTAATTACTAGGCATTAATAGAAATAAATTAATTACTTTTTTGTAACTTTTTTGTATAGCTACTTTTATATGTATACAATTTGCTGAAAATTAAAAAACCCCTTCCTATGGGGGTAGAAAAGGGGTGTTTAGATGGGTGTATAAGCCTGATTTACAGGCAAAAAGCTAAAAATAGGCTGAAATTAGCCTCTGTTTTATTTCTTTAATAGCACTATCTGAAGTGTGTTTCTTTTTATTACCTTCTCTTTGAACTAAAAATGGTTTTAATAAAGCATTGTAATTCTCGTTTATATACTGATTTAGAGCTTCTTCTCTCAAGTCATCACTAATATTACCTCTAATTTTAGATTCATCCATATCAACATAAACAAAGAATCTTGCGTTCCCTCTAGCATATTCATTATTAACCATAATCTCTGCAATACGCATAAATTCAGCTTTGTCGGGGAACTTTAAAGCATGTCTTTCAACACTCTCATTATTCTTATGAAATCTTAATTGGTTTAAATTACCCCATATTTTAGTATTAATTCTACCTAAAGACTGATAAGAAAGAATTATATCTAAACCTATATGTCTATTAGTTGCAATTGAACCTACTAAGTCATTTGGTAAATGGTCTCCAATAAATTTATTTACATCCTCAATAAGTAATAAACCGTTTCTAAATCTATTTAAAACATAAAATAGTGCTTGAGCCCATTCATCAAGGGTCATTCTAGTCCCATTAGGATGAAATGGTCTTATCCTTCTAATTTCAATATTTGGATGAACTGAAAATAAAGGAACATCTTTTAAAGATATTGCTTGTACATAATAGGTTCCATGTCCATATTCATCGTTAACATCCATGATGAGACATTTCCTACCTTTAACACCATTATAATAATCTCCTTGAACATACTGTTGCATAAGAATCATGTGCTGATAGCTTTTACCTACACCTTTCTTTCCACAGGCTGCCATGAGCATTGGTTCTCTTCCCATAATATTTAATGTTTTTCTTTTAAAGTAATTTCAATTCTAACAGCATCTAAATATTTAGAAAAACTTAAAGTTCTTATAACTGTATCACAAAAGCTAAAGTCATATTCAACTTTTAAAAAATCTTCTTTTTTAGTAAACACAGGAAATACCTCACACTCTTCTACGAGCATAGTAAAGTCCTCTTCTTCATAAATAGGAAACTCAAATTTAGTTGTCTCCTTTTCAAATATTTTTATGAAAGAGATTATTGTTTTTTTAAATTCAATCCAATATGGACTTTTTACTTTCATATTAATCTAAATCAGCGTAAGGGTCTTTTTCTTTCTTTGGCTGATTCAAAGTTTCATTCAAAATAATAGCTTCAGCTATTTGCTCTTCATCCATTTGAACTTCTTGAATATAATCTTTAGCTTTTTTTCTTCCTCTTTTTCCACTATTCTTTCTGTCTCTCATAGCTTGTTCGTATGAAGAAGCTCCACCTGCAGATTCCGCATCTCTCTTCCATTTTTTCTCTTTTTCTATTTGTGCAATAACTCTTGCTTTTCCTGTATTAGGAACTTTCATTTGCTGAACTGTACTATTCATTACAACCTCATTATCTTGAAAGTTAAAATCAGGTGCTGAATGGTCAGGCTCTTGATACATTGACTGAGGAGCTGTTGGAGTTGGAGCTTGAGGCTGAGGATTAGGGGCTTGAGGCTGAGGAGGGACTCCGCCACCTGCTCTCGTAGCTTCAGTATAATCTTTGATAACATTAATCATATCATTCATAGTTGTACGCAATTGTGCAACAATAACTAACTTAACGACTAAATCCTTCCCAACTAAATAACCTAAATATTGTTCATCTGTCAAACCTGCACCTCTTTTCTCTAATACTCTAGTTAATACAGGAGTAACTTCTTTTTTAAATTCTTTTGATACCGTTAAAGCATCTTTATTTTGCTCGTTAAAATCTTGTAAAAACTCTCCTGCAGTAATAGTCTTTCCATATTCATAAGGAATAGGAATAGATAAATCTATTAGACCTTCTTTCTCTAATTTTCTAATTTTTCTTTCAGGAACTTGTAAAGCTTTATTACCAAAAACATGTAATTGCTCATAACCATCAACCAACAATTTAGCCATGTGCTGTGCTCCCATTTTCTTATCTCCATCAGGAACATCATTCATCATTGGATTAAAAGGTGCTGACTCTCTTTTTTGATTTCCACCTCCACTAGGTATGCCATCTCCATTCAACATATTATATGGATTCTCATTTGAATCTATAGTATGCGGAGAAAAGGTTGGTTCAGGAATAGCACCACTCATTTGTTCTTGAGTAACACCAACATTCATTTGAGAATATGGCTTTTCATTAACTGACTGCAAGAATGGATTATAATTGGAAGGAGAAGGGGTTGGTTTTACTTCTTCATTGGTTATGTTTTGCTCAGTACTCATTTAACTTTATTTTTAAGTTTAAAATTTTCTATTTTTTTATCTAAATCTTCTTTTATTTCGTAATAAGGTAAATCCTTTTTAGTTAACTCAAATATCATTTGTCTATATCTTGATAACAAAGTTAAATTCTTATCCTTAAATATATTTTTACCTATGTAGCCGAGGGTCTTCTCTTGATATAAATAATATACACAGAAGCCTATAGCATATTTCATATTGCCTCTGCTGTACCTGCTTTGTAATAAATCATTTGAGTTTATTTCAAAAGTATCAGCAATTAGATTAACAACAAATTTATCGTAGGGATTATCTAGCTCAAAAAAAGATGTGTTATTCTTTTTAAGAATATTGATAGTTTTAGTATATCCTTTGTTTTTGACTATAGAAATCAACTCTTCAAGTAATATAATTTCATTTTGTTGGTTCATTGTATAATTTTACACATTGTAAATATATGTATAATTATAGTTTTTCTACCAATTTTTTATAACTTTTTTTAACATTAAGGCATTAGACTTGAACCAATCGCTTCCAATCACCCTTAATTTAATTTTTGGGAAGTATTTAGCCATCCTTTTTATTTTGGTTGCAGACTTAGCATCCATGTAACCTTTAACCTCAATCCACTCTTCATTTCCACTTGGGAAAATTACTTTAAAATCGGGCTTATAGTTAGTTGTACCTCTTTTAATTCCTTCAAAATAAAATGTATGGGGCTCATAAAACCAATCAATTATATGATTGTGTCTTTTCATAAGGTCTAAATACATAGCATACCTATACTCCCAAAGACTTTTATAATAATATCTTTTGTTGTCTATTGTTACCCAACCTTTATAGGTTTGTCTTTGATTTGCGTTGGAAGAAGCTGATAATTCCATTATAAACCATATTTCGCCTTAAATTCCTTGTCTTTTATTATGGTATCAACTATATATAAAGAAAAATCATTGTCTGAGGGATAATGTACTCCTAAAAATATTCTACTATATTCTATATCTTTTGCAAGATTCTGAAAATAGTCAAATTTTTCAGGAAAATGGTTACCCAAAACATAACATATTAATGCTGCTTGTATACAATGACCTGAAGGGTAAGATGGCGAATCTGCTGTGGAAGAGCCAAAAGGAAATAATTTCAGCTT